AAACTATGATAAAAGTACAAACAAAAAAAGTAATCTCATTACAAGATTGGGATCGTTTGGTTGATATGTATATTATATATAATATCTGCTATATTTGTAGGTGGAAAACAATTTAAAGCTCTTAAAAATGATTTGGCTAATCCGTTAAGCCTGGCCTTCGTACTAGGAGTGTTTTGGCCTATAACTGTAACGTGGTACGTTATTAAAGTGGTGTTCTTTGAAGATTGGAAATAAAAATAAACGGCTAAACATTGATCCTTTGTGAAAAAGATAAAATAGTTCAGTTATCCGACCTTTGGGCGTGAACTAGACCATTGGTCTCACATAAAGATACTAATCCTAAATTGACAGGATGTTACAATTAACAGAGTAATTCACTGTGAGTAATGGAGTAATCCTAGATGTGTTGTTCCCTTGAGAAAGGAATGTATGTCCAAATTGGCAAGAGAAAGCTTTGGTAAACATATTTCTACAACACAAATGAGTGAGTATCCGTAAGGACTCAGCTGTAGTGATACAGTTCTCAGCAAGTAGTTAAAGAACCGGTTATTAACGGGTAAATCCAATAATGCCAGACGTCATGTTAACTACGTGACCCTACTCTTATTATCGTAATAGCTGTATGTAGGTAAATCTTAGTGAGATATTAATGTGCAGCCGTAGTAGCTAAGATTCTTGATAAGAAAGAGGGTGCTAATAAACTAAAAAATTAAAACTATGATATTATTTGCTATTATATGTCTTGCTATAATAATCATACTTATACAACACCTATTAAATTGGTTATGGAGGTCATCATGGAAAGATGGTAATAATGATATATTGGGATTATCTTTTATTGCTTCAATAGTAGGATTAAGTGTTGTTTATATTTGTTTTTATTATATTGTTAAATGGGGATGTATTCTTATTAATTAAACTAAAAAAATGAAATTGTATTTATTATAATTAAATGAGCCAAACAGAAACACACTTCGGTAAATTACGGAAAATTGAAACGAGGATGCCAGTAGAAGAATGGTGCCAGCATAAGTGCTATGGTGCCGGAATCACTGAAATACCAAGTTATTATAGTGATTGGACAGAAACATTTTTGGATAAATTCCATAAAAAATTCTTCATAGTGGATAATACTATATGGGAAGTTATTGAACATATTGAAAACGAAGATGGTGAAGATATAGATGTTATGATTCCAAATTCGGATGGAACTATCACCTTTGTGCAGCAATTTTATAATGGAGGTACTTGTTTGTCTGAGTGTATTGAAAATGGTTTGAAAGAATTAAATAAAAAACTAAATATACTATGAATACGGTAGCATACCGAGATCAATATCCATCTGTCGTGATTGATATAAAAGACTTCAAAATTGAGGACATAAGTGCCAGTAGTAATATAGCATGGCTACGTGAATCACAAAAAATATTGACTATAAATGGCAACGTTAAATTTGTAATACATGAATACTTGTCCGGCATCATACAAGATGGAAAATTTCGTATATGGTATGATCGTCCTGATTCATTCGACAGATATGTGAAACTTTTAATGGTTGAGCAAATATTTCAGTTGAAATTATAAAAAAAATAAATATTTCTTGTTAGTTTCAAATAAATCATCTATATTTATATAGTATGACGTTTAAAAATTAAGTAATTGATTTTGAAATAGTTATTAAAAAAAGTAAAAAATATCTTGTTAGATTCAAAAATTTAATCTATATTTAATTACTTTAGTTCTTTGATACATTTGTATCCAATTAGTCCGGAATTTGGATTAATGAAAAGATATTGGCGGCCTATAGTCGTTAAATAAACCATGAAAGTGGTATAAAGTGAATTACTTTGACTGAAGTAGTTTGCGGCCCAAATAGAAATATTTGGACTCGAGTAGGCAAGTGGAATATCATTGGATCCAAGTACGTTTGGGTAACACTGAGACGGAACGGATTTGGTGACTCGGCAATGTGGGTTGTTGGGTTGAGGGGGGAACTCCAATAAGAATAATTCATAGAAGTATTGTAAGAAATACATTTATCTAAATGTACTATTGCGTGTTTCAATATTAGAGGAGCTTTAAAGCTGAAAAGCAAGAAAATAACCAAGTGGTGTTGCTGTTTTCCTTATTATGAACTCACCAAGTTCATTTTATGAAAGAATCTTAAAATATGAAGATGGGGACATCTTAGAGAGTAGTTTAGTATTTTCCCTTCCAAAAGTTGGGAAAGCTGGAATGACGAGCCACTACTTTCATCCATCCACAAGTCGCTACTATGAATTTCACTGTTAATGAAAATCTCATTGGAAACATAAAAGCAAAAGTGCTTGTCAGTTGCAGGTGAAAGATGCCTACCTAGTATCCGGTTGTCGGATGCCAATATTAGTCGCAAGCTGATATTGATTTTGTAGAAAGCCTTATAGTCTCGCAAGGATTAATTAGCTCGGCAGGGTTAAGTAAGAGTTAGTATGTAGAGAGTAACCGATAAATAGCAACTCAAGGAGTGATTGGTCTAACCAATCGGCATTGTCAAGGTAGAAGTCAAAAGCTTCTGGATAAAAAGGGAACAAGATAATCCTTTGAAAGTCGTGACGTATAAACGTATAATCTCAGCGTTTTATTTTAACTTATCTAATGGTTAGGTAATTTGGTTCGATTCCAAAATAAGTTCAGAAAAAAAAAATAAAATTATTTTGGTGGTTTTTTAAAAATCATCTATATTTATATAAAATTATAATGACTTCAATGAAACGATTACAACATACGAATTGGTATACAAGAACCGAGATTACTACATCGGCACAGATAGGCTTTTGCCCGGTGCTTGATAATAGTGATAAAGGAACTGGACTACAGGGTTTGAAATCGTTAAAAGATATGGTTTGATGGTTTGAATAGATTAATGATTAATTAACCCGACGGTCCAAAAGATTAGTCGGGTTTTTTATTATCTGAATATGCGGTGGTAGCAAAGATGGTCTATGCAGCGGACTGAAAATCCGTAGATGTTGGCTCGGTACCAACCCATCGCACGAAACCGGAGATGTGGGTTCGAATCCCACCCAGGACGCTTAGCGTCCAGGTAGTTTAATAGAAAAACGCCGGTCGAGGTAAACTGTAGGAAGAAATTCTGAACAACGAGGCGTTCATGCTACGCCTACAATGGGTGTAAAATCTCAAGAGAGTTTACCGGCAAGATCAAGGGGAAATGTAGGTTCGAGTCCTACTCTGGCTTCGGCCAGATCGTTCAAAGGTAGGACGCCCTTCGTATAAACTGTAGGAAGAAATTCCGAATAACGAGGCGCCGAATGCCGCGCCTACAATAGGTATAAAAGCCTAAGAGAGTTTAGGGCAACATAATGGGGGTGTAGCTGAAATGGATTAGCGAGTGCCTGTTAAGCACCGGATATTGGATCGTTACCAATCTCCCCCGCATTAAGCCGACATAGTATAAAGGCTATTACGCTACCTTGGTAAGGTAGATATCTGAATTCGATTTTCAGTGTTGGCTCGATTAAAAAAAGAATGAAAATGAAATATAAACGAAAATATAAACGTTAATGCGCTCTAAGGAAAGAGCGCTATATAAATGCGCTCGTATCCTTAGTCAGGTCGAATGGTCCGGTCTTTTAAACCGATGGGATGACAAATCCCCGCGTTGGTTCGAATCCAACCGAGCGCACTAATTAAATTTCGATTATATTATTGATCTTTGACATATTGGTAAATTTAAAACTTATCCGCGGAATATTGCGGATAATATGGCCCCATCGTCTAAATGGCTTAGGATGCAGGACTTTCAATCCTGCGATACGGATTCGACTTCCGTTGGGGCTACTTTGAATGCTGTGCCCGGCATTTAAAATAAAAAGGGCGACCCGGTCTATTGGTGAACTGGCTATCATACCATCCTGTCACGGTGGGGTAGAGGGATCGTAACCCTCATAGACCGCATAAAGAATCAGAACACTCTGGGAGGCGCCCATGGTGTAAAGTAGAATAGCACACTCGGGGGAACGTTGGATTCTTTTTTATCTAGCATTACGGAAGTCAGGTTTTTCCGGCTGCGTTTGGGGCGCAGAAAGCCCAGGTTCGAATCCTGGATGCTAGACATATCGCGAGGAGGACTGGAATGGTTACCAGCGTCTGTCTCATAAGCAGTTCATAATGTGGGTTCGAATCCCACCCTCGCTACTAATATCGATATCGTATAAAGGCAATTACAGTGCTCTCATAAGGCATTAATCTGAATTCGAGTTTCAGTATCGGTACGTTGGTGATGGCGCAGAATGGAATATTTTAGTCGCGACTATATTAAGAAGGCCTTCTTAATAAACTAGTTAATATTTCAAAGTAGCGTGCCCGGTCGAGTACTGGGAGACGTGGGGATAAACTACCACTCACCGCACCAATTAAAATAAGCATGTGACGCATAAATGGTGGTGCACCTGGCTTCCAACCAGGAATAGAGTCGGTTCGATGCCGATCACGTGCTCATAAGCAGGTATAGTATAATGGTAATACAGCGGCTTGCCAAGTCGCAGTTGTGGATTCGATTTCCATTACCTGCTCTAAAATTATATATTATGAAAGATTTATATAAAGAGGCTGGATTCCTATATATAGGTGGTCCAGGAGGCATGAAGTGCCCGTGTTGCGATAACAAAATGTCTAAAAAAAGAAAAAGTAAAATACAAAGAAATCTATTTTCTAAACTTAGAAGGACCTGGTTGAAACGATTAACTAAAAAAGAAATTTCTGATAGTATTTAATATTGCCCCTTAGCATAATGGTTGAGTGTATTCGGCTTTGACCCGAAGGGTATCTGTTCGATTCAGATAGGGGCTACTAAAATGCCTTATAGTGTAATGTAACACTACTGCCTCTGAAGCAGTAATTTTAGGTTCAAGTCCTAATGAGGCATCTACCCTAAGAGCGGTTCGATTCCGATATCTATGAGAATGTCGACGACAACGTCGTTGTATTTGAGATATAGTGTAATGGTAGCACGAGGAAATAAGGGCCGTTGGTGAAATTTGGCTATCACACTGGTTTTGCAGTCCAGAGTTCTCGGTTCAAGTCCGAACGTGTCCACTCTTATACAGGAATGTATAAAAATGCGAGGTAATAATAGATGACGAGTACGTATTAGTCATAAGATAAAAAGCTCGTATCGCAAGGTAGCTTAGCAAAATAGAGTACCGGTCTGTCAGCCGGATGCGTGGTGAAACCCCACCCTTGCAGCCACGGCAAGTATCCGCCCTGTCTGATACACAGGAGTAAGGTAATTGGTTGAAAATGTGGGTTCAACTCCCTCCTTGCCGACTATGACATCTATTAGTCCGAATGATTCAAGGACGCTCCGACGGATTATGGAGTTTCTGCTCGAAAGCAATAAAAACTTAAAGGCGGTTAATTGAATCCTAGTGATGTCAGAATTTGCTCTCGTATCCCCGCAAGCTTATATCTTGCATAAAGGTAATTGGTTGAAAATGTGGGTTCAAGTCCCCCCGAGAGTACTATTTTAAATGCCCCTTTGGCGTAATGGTAGCGTGATTGTTTTACATGCAATTGGTGGGAGTTCAAATCTCTCAGGGGGTACCAAGAGAGTCGTTGACCTGTCCGCGGACTCAATTTAATCGGTATATACCGATAGGCGCTAAACAGTGGAGGGTGACACGCGAAGAGAGGTTCGCACATTGCGTTCGTAGCATAATGGTAATGTACTAGTCTCTTAAACTAGGCTATAAGAGTTCAAGTCTCTTCGAACGCACAATTGGGAAATCGCCCGGGGTTGGTCAGACGGTCTGTAAAACCGAACTGCAATGTGGTTCGAGTCCACTGTTTCCCACAATGACAAATACGTAAGTGTGTCCGAATGGTTAGGTAGCAGCCTCCAAAACTGCCTTATGCGGGTTCGAATCCTGCCACTTGCGCAAAATGGTGTCCATAGCATAATTGGTAAGTGCGCTACTCTGTGAAAGTAAGGACATGGGATCGTAACCCATTGGACACCCTTAATAAATTTGGTTTATATGTAATAATAAATTAAATTTATATATTGTTTCTATGATGTAATTGAATAACATATCTCTTTCCTAAAGAGATTATCCGAGTTTGAATCTTGGTAGAAACACAAAATGCCCCTATCGTTTAATAGAATAGGACCTGGGTCTTCTAAACCCAGTATCTAGGTTTGAATCCTAGTAGGGGTACTAATGAACTTCGGGCGGTTCGGGTAACTGCTTGATATTCAGCATGGCTCTATAGTATAATTGAATAGTACTAATCACTACGAATGATTGAGTTAAGGTTTGAATCCTTATAGAGCTACATAACACGGTAAGTACCCCAGCGGCCTGGGAACTAGTCTTGAAAACTAGGATGCGTCTACAAGGATGGGAGATCGACACTTCTACTTACCGCTTGATACGGAAGATTGACAGAGAGGTATTGTACCTGTTTGCTAAACAGAGGTCGGGCTTTAAACCCGGAATGGATCGTTACCATTATCTTCCGCAAAAATAAAAATTAGTTATTATGATGAAATATAATTTATTCTTAGATGATTTTAGAAGCCCTATGGACGCTTTTAAATATACTCATAATACATTGTATAATAATTTACGATGGGTAGTAGTTAGGTCGTATGATGAGTTTATTCAGGAAATAACTAATAAGTTTGATGAGGATGGTGCTTTCCCGGAATTAATTTCATTTGATCATGATTTAGCTGATGAACATTATGCTCCTACTATGTATGAAGGTCCGGATGCATATAATAGAAACTATTCACGGTTTAAAGAAAAGACAGGATATGAATGTGCTAAATGGTTAGTAGACTTTTGTATAGATCATAAACTTAAATTACCTGATTATTTGGTTCATAGTATGAATCCGGTTGGTAAACAAAATATTATTGGGTATCTTTCTGGTTATGAAAAGAATCAGTAATATGAAGCACCCAAAGCATTTAATGGATGATGTCTAGTTTTGTAAACTAGAGAACCAGGATCGTTACCTGGTGGGTGCTCTCGCTTCTATAAGTTAATTGGTAAACTACGTCTTTCGTAAAGATGATTCATCGGTCCGATCCCGGTTAGAAGCTCAAAAAATAATTCTTAATATTTATATAAAAATAAACAATGGCTCTAGTTAAGAAAAGTGCAAAAGAAATTATTCCTGCTATTAGCAAAATTATACTTGATAACATAAAGGAATATAAACATGGAACAATTTACAAAAGTAGTTCGGAATGGAAGCACGCACAGCTAAATGAAAAATATTATGATCCAATTGAAATTTTAAAACAGACATCACTAAATGATGTCCCGCGAGGATTGGATTTGCATAAAGTTTTTGATGGAAAAGAACTTTCAGATTTATTGCATGATAATAATAGCACGCCTAAAAAAATTAAAGATTTAATTGCGAAAGACGCTAAAGCTAAAGCGGAATTAAAAAAATATTCAATTGGGAAGATTAGAGATAAAGTTAGTAGCTTATATACCGCATTAATTCAAAAACAAAATAAAACTCACTTTAAGTTTAAAATAGGTAAAAAGAACGTAGACTTTGCCGGTATCAAAAAACCGTATGATAAAGTATCGTTTAGTAAACAAACGGCGGCAAATCTAGAAAATCTAGAAAAGAAAGGATTTAAATGGAAAACTGTTTATATACAGTTATTATTACAGCACGGTATATGGTCTGTAAATATAAAGTCTAATTTTGTCGTAGTAGATATATCGGGGCAGTATGCTTATTCCACTAATTATACAGAAGGCTTTTCAAGTGGACAGAGTAAGGTTAATGGACCTAAATCTAGTATATATGCATCCGAAGCAATGAAATTAAGTAAAAAAGATATAATAAATAAAATAGGATAGTTTTAATTTGCCCCCATGACGTAATTGGTAGTCGTATTAGGCTTAAAATCTAAGTGTCTCGGTTCGAATCCGAGTGGGGGTACAAAAACGGAAAAGTAGGTTCGAATCCTACCTATGGACTTGATCACCATTAGTATCATATTAGGTAAATGATCCGTATATGCCCGAATGACGTAATTGGTAGTCGTATTAGACTCAAAACCTAAGTGTCCGAGTTCGAATCTCGGTTCGGGTACTAAATTTTAAAAAATGACTAGAATAAATGTAGCTATTCCGGTTGTGGAGTTATCAAATAGGCATTTAATAGCCGAGCATCGTGAAATAAAAAGGATTCCTAATTGTATAGTTAAAGGAAGGTACAACTTAAAAGATCAGCCGAAAGAATTCACTTTAGGTAAAGGTCATGTAAAATTTTTTTATGATAAGTTATTATATTTAAAAAACAGATATGAAGAACTTTATAAAGAATGCAAACGTAGAAACTATAATGTTACTTACTATGGTAATTGTTGGGATAATGTACCGGATCATTTAATGAATAATTATATTCCAACTAAAAGAGATGAGTTAATAATTAGAGAACGTATAAGAGAAAGAACAAAAAATGCCTCTATGCTGTAATTGGTAGTCAGGACAGTCTTAGAAACTGTTTGTCCGAGTTCGAATCTCGGTAGAGGTACTAAATTAATAAGAGAACGTAACGAGTACTTAAATGTATTAGAAAACTCGGAACTACATTGCTTAAGGTAGGAGATTTAAAAAATCATTTGCACTACCGAGGTAGAAACCTAAATTGAGTTAGCCGGTGAGCAAGGCTTCGAAACTCTGGTCAGGGAATAGTCAAATGTTACGATAAAGCAGAATTCCGGTTAAGCTCAATTAATTATTTGCCCGATTGGTGTAAAGGATAACATCTTGCGCTTCGAACGCAAAGATACGAGTTCAAATCTTGTATTGGGTACTTGAACTATATTTATATAAGATCCAGATTGCTAATTACAACGCGTGGAATAACAGCTACGAAGTACGGTGCGAAAGGGTACACACTTAGACAAGTATTTATATACTCATTGGCTTCTTATGGTGTGTGAAGTCGTCTGTCGTGACAACGGGATACCTGATAAAGTTATTTAGTTAGCAATCATTATGGGGGAGACATGGAAAGCCCCGATATTTAGTTTATTGACAAGCAAGTATCGCATTGCCTATTAATGTGTGCGATTAAAAAATTAATAGGTAACTATAAGTGGAAACATTTATAACTCTGAGGATATGATGAGTATCCCAACTTTTATTACACGTGTTGCTCAGGAAGCCAAGCCTGAAGTGTTAGAAGTAGCCTAAAAATAGAGCCATCACCACGGACCATTAGGTGATCATAAATAAGAGTGGTAAACAGTTTCTATTCTGTAAAAATAGATAGTTTGTGTATTTAGAAAAATATAACTAAACTTGTAGAAAATCTTTAAAATGGTATCGGAAACGAGGGTTCGAATCCCTCCTCCTCCACCAAATTTACCAATATATAAACAAGGGCGGATGTCCGATTGCGTAAGGTGGTTGTCTGCAAAACAATTTATGTGGGTTCAATTCCCTCTCCGCCCTCCAATTTAAATTAGAATGTTATGGAATACAAGCGATTAGACACGAATACTATTGTTGAAAACATATCATCTTATATTAAGGACCATTTAAAATCGGTACCTTTTACTAGTGTATATGTAGGAACAGACTCTCAGAATCACGGCGACTATACGGTATATGCTACAGCTATTGTTTTGCATTTTAATTCTAATAATGGTGGCCACGTAATTTATTCTAAGGAAAAAGTACCTAGAATAAAAGATCAATTCACCAGGTTATGGGGTGAAGTACAAAGATCATATGAAGTGGCTGTCTTTTTACGGGATGATTGTAATATACCAATTCAGTACATTGACTTGGATTTAAATGCTAATAAGAAATGGGAAAGTAACAAAGTACTTCCTAGCGCAGTAGGTTTGTGTGAAGCATCTGGATTCCATACTAGATGTAAACCAGGCGAGGCTTTTGCAGTTAGAATCGCAGACGTATTATGTAGATAGAAATAGATCCATACTTAATTGTGTGGATCTTTTTTTGTATAAGAATTTTTTTTATATTAAATTAATACAGGTAAAATATATTTATTATAGATGTCAGTAGATAAATTAAGTTATTTTGGTTATTCATTTCAAATAAAAGTTATAGCCGCCCTTTTTTCGGATAAAGCGTTTGTCCAAAGAATTTTAGATATTTTAGATCCGACGTATTTTGAATCGGAACAATCCCAATGGATTGTAGAACAAATATTTAAGTATTACAAAGAGTATAAGGAAGCACCGTCCATGTCTGTTATGAAAGTAAAGATATTGGAATTGGCTGATGAACCTCTTAAAATCTTAATTGCTGATGTACTAAAAGAAGTACTTAAGCAAATAGAATCCACAGATTTACAATTTATAAAGGATGAAGCATTAGCATTTTGTAAGAACCAAGAATTAAAAAAAGCAATTTTAAAGTCAGTTGATTTTTTAAAAATTAACAACTATGACGCAATAAAAGGGTGCATCGATTCTGCTCTTAAAGCGGGGGCTGATACTAATATTGGCCATAGATATGAAGAAGATATAGAAGTCCGGTATTCAGAAGCTGCCAGGAACGTACGTCCTACGCCCTGGGATATCATTAATGAAATAACCGAAGGTGGCTTTGGTAGTGGTGAGCTAATCATATTAGCTGCCGGGCCCGGTGGAGGTAAGAGTATGGGACTAGTAAATATAGCAGTTCATGCAGCCAAAATGGGATTGAATGCTTTATATTATACATTGGAATTGAATGAAGCATATGTAGGTAAGAGAATAGATAGTTTAGTATCCGGCATCGCACAAACTAATTTAAAGTATCATTTGGATGATGTTAAAGACGCAGTGTCTAAATTGCCCGGTAAAATAGTAGTAAAGTATTATCCTACAAAGACCGCATCAGTAAACACATTAATGGCGCACGTTGAAAAATGTAAAGTTACTGAATTTAAACCGGATATTATTATAGTAGACTATGCCGATCTATTGCGTGAATCTAGTACTCATTTTAATAAGAATTCTAGAAAAGATGAGATATTAGGCGGTATATATGAAGAATTACGAGGTATGGCGGGAGAATTGGGACTTCCTATATATTCAGCATCCCAATTAAATAGAAGTGCTGCCGAAATGGATATTATTGGTGGGGATAAAATAGCTGAAGCATATTCTAAACTAATGGTTGCAGACTTTGTAGTTTCTTTAAGTAGAAAAATGACTGATAAAATTGCAGGTACTGGTAGATGGACCGTTATTAAAAATAGGTTCGGTGTTGATGGAATTACGTTCCCTAGTAGGTTGGACATGGCAAATTGCAAAATTGAAATATTTGAACCGGAATCGCACCAAGGAAAACAAACCCAGGAAATGATTAATAATGGTAATGAATATATGCGTAAAAGTTTAGCATCAAAGTATAGAGAACTGTCCGGGGATAGTTTAGGGTGATATATTTATAATAAAAAAAAATAATTTTAATGGAATTATCAAACAAAATTTTAAGTGATATAACAGTTTTTATGAAGTATAGCCGGTATTTACCGGCCCTAGAAAGAAGAGAAACGTGGGAAGAGTTAATCTCCAGAAATAAGGAGATGCATATTAAAAAATACCCTAAATTAAAAAAAGAAATAGAAAATGCGTATAAGATGGTATATGATAGAAAAGTATTACCGTCTATGCGTTCTTTACAATTTGCAGGTAAACCTATAGAGATTAGTCCTAATAGAATATATAATTGTTGTTATCTACCTATAGATGATTATAGGTCATTTAGCGAGGTAATGTTTTTACTATTGGGAGGCACTGGTGTAGGATTTAGCGTACAGAAACATCACATAGAACATCTTCCTGAAATTAGGAAACCTAATAAAAATCGAACTAAACGGTTTTTGGTCAGTGACTCAATAGAAGGATGGGCTGATGCAGTTAAAGCGCTAGTGGCTAGTTATTTTAAAGGTACTTCTGATATAGAATTTGACTTTAGAGATATCAGACCAAAAGGAGCTAGATTAATAACGTCGGGAGGTAAAGCACCAGGCCCGCAACCATTAATGGAATGTTTAGTTAAGGTTAAGGGAGTATTGGAAAGAAAAGTCGATGGTGAAAAATTAACTTCATTAGAAGTGCATGATATCGTATGCCATATAGCTGATGCGGTACTTGCAGGTGGTATAAGAAGAGCCGCATTAATTAGTTTATTTAGTGCAGATGATCACGATATGATATCCTGTAAGACAGGATCTTGGTGGGAATTAAACCCCCAACGTGGTAGAGCAAATAATTCAGCTGTATTATTAAGACATAAAATAACTAAAGAATATTTTATGGACTTATGGAAAAGAATAGAAGCATCAGGGGCAGGTGAACCAGGTATTTTCTTTACTAATGATAAAGATTATGGTACCAATCCTTGTTGTGAAATTGCTCTTAGACCATATCAATTTTGTAATTTATGTGAGGTAAATGTATCTAATATTGAATCTCAGGAAGATTTAAATGAAAGAGTTAAGGCGGCCGCGCTAATAGGTACATTGCAGGCCGGATATACTGATTTCCATTATCTTAGAGATGTTTGGAGAAGAACAACTGAAAAAGAAGCTTTAATAGGTATAGGAATGACTGGTATAGCTTCTAATGCAGTATTTAATTATAATATTAAAGAAGCGGCTGATATAGTTAAAAAAGAGAACGAGCGCGTAGCTGATTTAATTGGTATCAATAAGGCAGCCAGATGCACTACCGTAAAGCCATCCGGTACTAGTTCATGTGTATTAGGTACTAGTTCAGGTATCCATGCTTGGCATAATGATTATTATATAAGAAGAGTTAGGGTAGGTAAGAATGAATCTATCTATACTTATTTATCTATTTATCATCCGGAATTGATTGAAGATGAATTTTTTAGGCCGCATGATACGGCTGTTATTGGAATACCGCAAAAAGCACCAAACGGGGCTACTTTGAGAACGGAACCACCTTTGAGCTTATTAGAACGCGTTAAACAAATCCAAACTAATTGGATAGCTAGGGGACATAGAAGTGGGTCGAATAAGCATAATGTGTCCGCAACTATATCAATTAAACAAGATGAATGGGATATTGTCGGGGAATGGATGTGGGAGAATAAAGAGTTTTATGCCGGATTATCAGTACTTCCTTTTTCGGATCATACATACAAACAAGCTCCTTTTGAGGATATTTCGGAAGATAGATATAATGAATTGGTAAAAGTATTACATGATATTGATTTAAGCAAAGTGGTAGAATTAGATGATTCTACTGATGCAAAGGGTGAATTAGCGTGTGCCGGTGGTAATTGTGAAATAACATAATTTGGATATATTTATTATTATGAAACTAAAAGACATTTTAAAAGAGAATTATAGTAACCAAGCTAACCGGCAGGCAGCCGCTGCATTAGACGTGGTTACTGAGTTAGATGCTGAATCTATGCAAGTATTTTTTGAAGCATTATCAAAATATTTCACTGACAATAAAGAAAGTTTATCTAATATGGATGCCGGGAAAATCGGGCAATCATTAAAAACTTGTGCTAAATTAGTAAAAGTTAGAACCGGAAATTAAATTAAAAATTATGGCTACTAGTGGTAAGATTCGCCCAGACGAGTTGATAAACAAATATACTAAAAAGATTTCAATCAAAATGCAAAGTCTGGCAGCTGAGATACAAGGATTAAAAATAGTGTCTGATAATTTCAATGATGAAATACGATTGATACAAAAATATTTGGTTACGTTAGATAATAAATATGGTACTGATTCAATCTTTACTGAAACTGATTCAATCTTTACTGAAGATAATGCTATCGAGATTCGAGTTCGAGTTGAAGATACATTATTTTCCAAATCAAAATCATTGAAAGATGAAATATATAAAAAATTAAATCAATTAGCTGATAAGATAGACACATCGAAATCATTACGAATTGCTAGAATGGGTGGTCACGGGTTTGTAGGTGATCGTGTAGAATTTTTTAATCACGCAGATGATGGGTATGAAGGTCAGTTTATTATTTGGGTTAAATTAAAGGTCGTATCATGAGTACTATATTTGATAAAATAAACGCATTAAAGAAAAGTAGATTTACTGCGTCCGGTACTTCGGCACAGGCACAATTCTTAGATGCTGTAGCTAAAAAGAACGGTATTGAATATGCTGCTGCCGTGTATGAAGCAGGAACTAGTATGGATTACACATCATATTATGCACGCGAGGCACAACGTAAATATGAATCTGAATTTGAAAAAGACGTTGAAAAATATGATAAGCTACCTAAACAACGTATGAATGAATTAGCTAAAACTGATTTAGATAAATTGACTAAATTAAAAATGCTAATTAAAAATAAGATTAAAAATTCGGAACTATCTAAGGGTATAATATCATTTATAAATGTACAATTAGTAGATCCATATGCCACTTATGATTCAATTATAACTAGATTAAAACAAAAATACGGCGCTGGAATAACGAGCGAAGCTAATAGATTATCGGAAGCCAATACTCCCAAAAAGATTAAAGATTTAGATTTTTCTAAATTGAAATCATTATTAGCTCAGCGAGCTCGGTATAAAGAAGATGAGGATGTATACGAAGAATCACAGAAAGAAATGACTAGACTCGCTAAGCAAGTTGGTATAGATTATACTGATGATTGGGAACAAGAAGAACTAAATGGATATGTTTCTGCTAATGTCGCTGTAGAGGAATTTAAAGATATTTTGCAGGGTATGTTAGATGATGAAGCAGAGGACGAGTCTAAACCAAGTACCAAGAAAAAAGCACCGAAATTTTCGCCTGAGGAACTTAAACAAATAAATGATAGGTGCAATGTTGTATTGGCAGCATTACACAAATTAGGATATAAGCTCGCAAAGGAAAAATATACGAGTGGCGCCGGGTACACCGGTGAAACTTCTCCGTGTGATATGTTATATATTGATTACGGCCGCGAACCGCATCCTAGAATATTTTTTAGAACAACGAAGGAAATGTCGACTTCAGATGAAAAACGTTTAAGTAAAATGACAGGATTCACATTTGGCGCCCCTGGTTATGATTATTATACGGATAATATAGTGAAACTGAATAATGTTAAACGAATATTCAAACCAAATGATGATCGATATGATGACCATAGTGAATTTCAGGTGAATCGTGTAGGTAGTAATTTTAATAAATCCGTTCCTAAATATAATAGGCTTACGCACGGAACTACGACTGTGTATTAAAACATGATTAAACTTAAATCACTTTTATTAGAAACCAATGCGGCTACTCAAGTATTGCAACATATACTTGATTATCCTATCGATAAATTTGCTGATAAGTTTAAGACATTGGCAAGTGATAAGAGAATCCAAGCGGTTATACAAGCCGGTTTAACTGATGGTAAACCTAATGATGAAAAAATAACTTTTGCGGAAAAATCAATTCCAGTAAAGAATTTATTGCCCACTCAAAACGAAATAGGATTTGAACAATCATTAAAAGTAATTTTGGTTGATCAATATAAACAAGTAGATAAATTTCTTGAAGGTGGATCAATCACCGTTTCAAGTCCTATCGTAGTATTAAATAGTAAATGGATTATTGACGGGCATCATCGTTGGAGCCAATTATATATTTGTAACCCGGAAGCTAGCATACGAGTTGTTGACTTTAAAGTACCACAACACCCGGAAACCATATTAAAAGCTGTTCATTTGGCAATTGTAGCTGATACCGGGGAAATGCCTACTGCTACAGTAAAAGGACAAAATTTATTGAATACATCGGAGGGTAAGGTAAAAAAATATGTTACAGACACGGCTATACCTGAATGCACTTCCTTGTATTATAAGCATGAAAAAATATCAAATAATAATTCTGAATCACTAGCATCATATATTTGGAATAATGTTAGTAAAATGAAACAGAATAATGCTCCCAAACCATGGGCTGCGGATAGAAAATCAATGCCGCAAACGGATGATTCTACCGATTATAAGAAATTATTGAGTAAGGGAATGGTCAATTTTATAGCACCAAAAGATTCGGACGTAAAATAAAATTTGGTAGTATCAATTATATTATCTATTTTTATGTTTATATTTTGAATATGAAAAAGATAATTTTATTTTTATTATTTATAGTTTGGTGTAACATCCAAACTTTTGCACAAACAGTAACTATATCAATACCAAATGGCGATTTCAATAACGGTAATACTGGATGGGTGTTTGATAAAGTAGGCACACTAAGGATTGATTCTAATTCCTGCGGACAAAGTAGTTCAAATAAATATGTTTGGTCCGGATCTACGGATGGTAAAACCGGATATAGTAATATGGCTGACACGTTGTTGTCGCCATTTTTCATGTGTCCGCAAGCTACTACTGCATGTACTCTTTTCTTAAAAGCATCTATTAGTACGAGCGAGATGTTGACTGTGGGTGACTATGTATTTTTTGATATATTAGACGCGTCCGGTACTGTATTAAAAAAAGACCTAGGGTATTTAGGAGTATTGCAAGCTCAGCCCGGTTATAATAATGGAAGCTGCGCACCATGGTCTTCATATTATTTGGTTATACCATATGGTTATGTAAACCAAAATAAAAATGTTAGAATACGTATGCGGTTTATAAGTAACGCGTCCGGCAATACTGTTTTTAGAATGGATGATTTTTATGTTACTGCGACTATGACTTGTAATTATACAATAGGTCCTTCATCTTTTACGTGCCCTAATTCAAATTTTGCAGTATATAATAATATATCAACGGTTACTGTACAGGGAGGTTGTCAATGGCAAGCTACCGTAACACAAGGAGCTTCATGGTTATCTACTAATTCGGTAGGTTCCGGTACCGGTAATGTATCTATTACAGTTGCTGATAATTTAACTTCATCTCTTAGGACAGGAACCATTGATGTAGCGGGTAAAACTATAACTATAACACAACCACCATTGTCGGTAGGTATAACCAAAATTAATATGAATCCAGTAATAAATATATTTCCGAATCCAGCTACGGATAATTTAATTATAGAGATAGCACAACACGAACATAAGTATGTATTTTATAATATATTTGGTATATCCGGCGATATTGTTGAGGCAGATGAATTACATATAGGCACTAACAATATTAATATCAGTAAGTTTCCTGCGGGTATTTATATGGTTGTTATTTCGGATTCTAATTCAAATATCTTAAAGGAAATGAAATTAGTTAAACGTAATAAATATTTTATTTGGTAGATAAATTTAGGTTACTTATATTTATTATAAATCTTTAAAACAAAAGTTATATGCAACAAATCAGTGATTTAAAACAATTAATGTTAGAATTAGAAACAAATGCTTTGGCCTTTACTGAAAAAGGAAATAAGGCCGCGGCTCGTAGGGCTCGTAAAGCTTTACAAGAAATTAGTAAAATTTGTAAAACTTATCGTAAGGAAATAAGTGAACAAGTTAAATCAGTTAACGTTTAAAATTATAATACTATGTTCGGAAGAAGAAAAAGTTTATTTGATTTGTCATCCTTATTTGGATTCGAATCACCAAAAATGGATTACGATTGGGAAGAACTAAAAAAGTCTGGTATCGTTGAAACTTCTCGTGAAGAAAAGAATGGATATGTTATTGTAACAAATACATATACATCGACTGACGGTGAAACTAAAATTATTAGTACACAATCATACCCAATTGGATATGAAGACCAAAAAGAAAAGTCTTTAAAATTAAAAGACATCGAAAAACAACTGGAAGAAGCTATTAATTCAGAAGATTTTGAGTTGGCAGCTAAATTGCGTGATCAACGTAAAACTTTATCTGAATCTAAATAATATATGGTAGAAGTAAAATCTTGGATTGAATCGAGAACGATTTGGTCTGCAGTGGTTGCATTGGCACCAATACTTACACAATTATTAGGTTTTGATGTTGATGCTACATTAAGAGATATATTAACCATAGTGGGTTTAAGTGGAACTATATATTTTAGAATTCAGGCAAGGAAACGAATCCAATTATCAAATGTAAGTTCGGTTAACGAATAGTTTAGTGTGTATGCGTTGGGTAGCACTCAAATATGAGTGCTATTCAACAATTAAAAAGTTTTAAAATGATTGAAACGATAAAACATTTATTTGGTTTATGCGGTGAGCCGCATGCAAATATTTTTCTACTATTATTTGGTTTAATACCGAGTGGTTATTATATTAAGAATATATTTCGAATAAAAATTAAAAAGTTAAAAAATGAAAAAACAAACTAGAAAATTATCACGTAAGTTTTTAGGTAATCTTTTTCCTGAGAAAAAAGATGCTAATTTTGAAAAAGCTCATTTGAAAGCATATTTACAAGGCCGTTATTTTTTTAGATTCGGTTTTAAGGTTGATGAAGAAACTGGCCTACGTATGCCTGCATTTCATGAAGTTAAACAAGAATATTTTGTAATATAATGAAAGGAAAATTAACACATTTTCACTTAAGTATGTTTAAATCATGCTTACGTATAGTTGCCTGTATAGCTTTATTTGCTAAAATGTTTGAAATTTCAGCTGGTATTTTTTTAGTTGCTGAAATAGTAGGTATAATGGAAGAAACCGTGTAATATTGTTTGAACTATCATTATTATAGGCATGGTATTTTTAGCATTTGGTATATTTATAGTAAATAATACTATGTACAACAATGAGTTTAATTCGAGGCAAATACGCTCCTAAAAAATTAAAGTTTGATTGTAAATGCAAATATTGCAATGTAAATTTTAAAGCTGCTGATGTTAAATGTTATACGTGCACCGAGTGCAAACAACCACGTGAATGTGCATGCGGTTGTGGTAAAATAATAAAAACCCCGGGTCGTAGATTTGGAATGGGATGTTCGACTCGAGGCAAAACATATAAAGAAATATACGGTACAAGTACACCGGCATGCGGGTTTAAACGAGGTAAAGACAATCCTATGGCAAATGAAAATAGCCTTAATAAAGTATTGTCCAATATAAATAGAGGAATAAAATACAAAGATATTTGGTTTAGGAGTTCATATGAAGTTGAAATTTACAAATTGATATGCACGCACACCGTATTACGGGAACCTACTTTAAAAATATTAGATGCATTATATAAACCAGATTTTATAGTCAACAATAACATTATAGAAGTATCGGGTATAGCATCTGCTACTAGTAAAGGCAGAGATCGAAATATAAAAAAAATTTATGCGTATTTGGAATACACTGATTTTAATGTTATATTTATTGTAAATAAAAAGTTTTTGCCGCATTATAAACATATAATCAATAACAAATTTAAATTAATGGAATATGAAAGTACAATACATAACGAGGAAAGGATCCTTTGATTCTGGCCATCGTGTTATGAATGAAAGAATGAAATGTTTTAATGTGCATTGAGCGGTGCACTATAAATCGGGTGAATTGCTGGAACGCTAATTCGAAAGATATGCCAATCAGCAGCCAAGTTATGAAGGGTTATGAGTTTCATAAAAGGTTCAGAGACTAGAAGTTGAGTCCCAACAATAAAACTTCCACGAGCTCCCGACAGTTATATACTGATGATATAGTCCGATCTTATAGGAAACTATAAGAAGTAGATGATAAAGAACTTCTACGATAACAAATTAGGGCCACACATATTTATACGAACTCGAATTTGAATTCAATGAAATGGAAGCTATTGGGTATGCCATTGACTTTAAAGAAATAAAAAGAGTTGGGTGTCAATGGATAGATGATATTTTAGATCATGGCATGATTCTCAATCCGAAGGACACTGAATTAATAGACGTAACCAAAAAATTAGGTAGTAAATTATGGTTGATGTCACTAAATGGCGCCAGAGAATATTGTAATCCATCTGCGGAGAATATAGCTAAAGAAATATTTTTAGCTATGGAAATCTTATTTAAGCAGTATGATAATTTGCGTATTCATAAAATAACTTTATATGAGACGCCTAATTGTTATACAACGTGTACTAAGGATTCTATTTCAACTAAAGAATGGAATGCTTTTAATTTAGAGCGCGGACATGAAATACACCAATATGCGATTAATAAAGGTATTGTAGAATATGATGATAGAAAAATATAACGTATGAAAAAAACAGATTTACAATTATGGTTTCATGTAGTATCAAGTAATGGATTTTTACTTTTATTTGTTATAGCAATTATTTTAACTATATTTATAACACCATTAATGATCGACATGGCAAGTGACCCGGATAGTATTCCTATACTATATTACATAGCGTCAGCTATTGGTCCGGTTATGGCGTTCTTAATAGTTAAGAATGGGTTTATAAAAGTTTGGAAAGATATAAAAAATAAAAATATTTACTAATACTAAATAATAAATGAGAAGAATCGATACACTTGTAAATGATGTAAAGAAGCTTTACAAAAAAGAGTTCCCTACTAAAAAATATATAGTTAGTAGGACTAACAGCTCTGTAAAATATTCGGAAATTTTTAATATGAAAAATAAACAAATCCCTATTTGTAAATATCATATTTCCAATATTGAGATTGTTGAATCTAATATACCGCATTTCGTTTCATTAAGTAACAAAGGTATATTTCAACCACATCGGCCAGCTAATATGTGTATATCAGACAGAACCGGTATATTTAAAATAACATTATCGACGGGAGAAATAGGGTATTTAGTTAAATGGGAATTTGGTTTTGGTAAAAACACGGGAGTAGAATCATTTTATCTAAGTGATATATCTTTTTTAAATAAATTATTTACATTGCTATTTTATGAATTTGAACAGCAAGCCAAACCTAAAATAGGTATATATCAAACAGTTACTACTATAGATGGGTTTGACTATTCAGAATATCAACCAACTGCGAATTTAGTTATACATGATAATGCTAAATTAATATATGATGAATTGGCGTTGCATTTTTCTAGATTACCGCAACGAAAATTTCATGACAGAACTTTGTTATTATATTCAATTCCCGGTACCGGCAAAACTGAATTATTAAATCAAATAGCATTAAAGTATAAGGATACGCATTGTGTAGTATTTGCAGATAACGTAGCAAATATGTTAGGGCATCAAAAATTAGCCGCCAAATATTCAATACCTACTATAGTATTTTTGGAAGAAGCTGAAGAAGAATTAGCCAAATATAATATAGGAGGTGATATGGCACGCGTAAATTCTAGCGTTAAAAATAGTTTATCCGGAGTACATACACCGAAAAATAAAGCAGGGTGTTTTAAAATATTTACTACAAACTATCCTGAACGTATTGATTCTACTATTTTACAACGTAAACAAAGAATCGATAAAGTACTTGAATTTGGTCCATTAAAAGGTGCAACTGCAATTGATTGTGTTAAACATTACCTAGGACCTAGGAAATATAGCAAGGTCTTTAAGTCTTTACCTTTGACTGATCAGCATATCATGTTTGATAATATGACCGGTGTTGAAATTAAATGTATGTGTGAAGATCTGTTGATTGAATCAGCAGCACAAGAATATGAATTGACTAGTACTGCATTTGTTGAATATAAATCAAAAAGACTTGATGAAATTAAGAAGATGTATGATTTTGTTGATAAGTCAATACAGCAAGGTAAATATCGAAATTCGCCTTTACGGGATCGGGCTCGCAAAGTGAAGGTCGGGTTCAATTCAGCTGCCCCTATAGAAGAATGGTAATTTGATTTTAAGTACTATTTATTATATATTTAAGTCATGAACAGCGAAAATAAACTATTAATTAGTTCGGATTTTTATTCTATTCAAGGAGAAGGAATATCTTCCGGCGTACCATCATATTTTATTAGATTAGCTAATTGCAATTTGCATTGTGGGTTATCTAGAAGACATATGAATGAAATAATTAAAGGCGGCCCATCCAATATTGAGGATGGAGAAGTAATTACCGGTGATTTACATATGTCCGGTGAAGCTACTTGGACTTGTGATAGTGTTTCCCAATGGGCTGTAAGAGGTGAAAATAAAGATTTTCAATATCTGATTGACAGGTGGAAAGAGCAAGGAATATATGATGATATATTGAATGGCACTATTCATTTAATATGGACAGGTGGTGAGCCTACTATCCCACATCATCAGGAAGAAATAGTCAATTTTATTAATTATTGGAGATTATGGGAGTTAGAAGATTCTAAGAATGAACTTGTAGATCTAGATTATATTCCTTTCCATGAAATTGAAACTAATGGAACTTTTTATATAGGGGATGAATTATTTTCATGGTTGTCTCAAATAAATTGTTCCCCTAAACTTTCCAATTCAGGAATGACTGAAAAACAACGAATAGTTCCCTTAGCTATAAAACGTATTATGGAACATGATAATTACCAATTCAAGTTTGTTATTAGTACAGAAGAAGACGTTAAAGAAATATTTAGAGACTTTGTCGAACCATTTAATATTCCACTACATAATGTAGTGTGTATGCCTGGTTTAGATGATGTCAATGATTTCGAAGAACGTACCAGATTCGTTATGGAAATGGCTAAGAAGTATAGATTCCGCGGGTTGACTAGATTACACATTGCCGCTTGGAATAAGACCTTAAATGTATAATCTAATATAATAAAATTTTAATTATGCCACTTGAATTTAAATCAGTTCCTTTCGAGCCTAAAATTGAAAATAGGTATATTGTTGAATTCGGAGCTCCATTTGAGATACCGAATTTCGTAATATGTGAAGCTTCGAGACCATCTATTAATAAGACACAATGTGGAATAGTATGGGAAGACATGGTATTCGGTATGTATGATCCCATCACGCCATCTACCGGTCAAGTTGTCATTAACGGTATTAAAAAATTGATGCAGTTAGATGATCAATCCATATCTATTATAATTAAAATATTAGGCCCGGTGGGGGATACGGTAGAACAATGGGAAGTTGTTGGTGATATAAAATCAATAGATTTCGGACGTTTGGAATATAAAAGTGCTGACCCGTTGATAATCCGTATTACTATTGCAGTACGATATGCCAAATTAATTTTTTAAATAAAAACCATATATATATTTATAGTAAAGAATAGCATTATGAAAATGTAGAACAGATCTCGAGATGGACCATGATTTATTAAACCGGAATACGTTTAATAAAAAATTTTAAAATCAAAAAATAAAATAATCATGGAAAATTTAAAAGAAAAAATAAAAGTTTTAGCCGATCAACAAGTTATGTTAAGAAACCAAAAACGTACTGTTCGATTAAAAGGTGAAAGAACAATGGAACCTTGGAAAGCATACTTAACTCACCAAAATAATAGAGCTGAATTAAGGAAGCTTTATATGGAATATGGGATTCTTAAAGGTAAAAAGCCTGAACAAATAGATATCAATTATAAGGAAGTTTTTAGTAATGAGTTTATTAACCAATTAACCAATCAATATGAAGCTCGATTAGAAGTTATACGTAGTAGTGCGAAGTGATATATCATTAGCGTACCAGGGAGTACAAGGTGGGCACGCATTAGCACAATGGTTATTAGAAAATCCGAATCAGACTTGGAATAACCAATATTTAATCTATTTAAGTGTAGATGATATTGATAAATTTATGTTTAAGTTAGATTTAAAAGGAATTAAATATTCAAAATTTATTGAGCCGGATTACGATAATCAAGTTACAGCGATTGCGCTTCAAACCGATGATAAGTTGATAAGTAAATTAAAATTAATGGGGACGTAATGTCCCCATATATGGCCTATGATCCGGACTGATACCGGAATCGATCTCTAAAATCGACTGCTGAGGGTTTGAATCCCTCATAGGCTACTAGATAAAAATAAAAAAAAATGAGTAAGAATTCAATTAATGCAACGCTAGTGTGCTTCAAAGAATGGTTAGCGGCATATAGGAAACGAAATCCTAAAGCACCTAAATACACGGAAGAACAAATTAAAGAATACAAAAGACAGAATACATATAAATGAGAATAGATCACATAGCGTATAGAGTAAAAGACAGATTCAAGTCAGCTAATTTTTTTATTGATGCTTTCGGTTATAGGATAGCCGAAGAATTACCTGAGGGGTTCGATATTCAATTCGAAGATGGTTCATGGGCTAAGTGTTTAGTTTTATTACCGCCCGAAATAAAAGCAGAATTTCAACCATGGGCTACTGAAATATACTTTGGTGATGAGTATTGTAATTACCACTTAGCTCCGGAAATTTTCATATCTGATGGTAGCCGCGGGTCAATTGTCGACATTTGGGTTAGAGAAAGAGGTGGTGTAGGCGGAATTCATCACATAGCATATCAAGTAGATTCTGTTGAGCGGAAGATGGATGAGCTAAAGAAATTGGGATATGTAGAATTTACTACCGACAAACCATTAACGTGTCCAGGACTTTCCCAAGTATTCACTAAACCATCTGAATTGACAGGTATTATTTATGAATTTATTACCAGGGACATCCATGGCTTTTGTAAGGAAAACGTAAAGGATTTAATGCAATCAACTAAAAACAATTAATATGAGTTCTAAGAAAGGAAAACAAATAAAGGAATCGAATTCAATAAAGGAATCGAATTACGATATTGCACCTGATTTGGCGTTTAAGATATATGATGTCTTAGGAAAAAAGTATCCTCAAATCAAAAAGGATTTTACTAAATCAGCTTTTTATTTTTTTATTGACGAAGAATTAAATAAAAATTAAATTATTATGGACACTATGTTAGAACCAGTCACGTGGGTAAATATTAAACTATTAGATCCATTTGCAGAAATACCTGTGTATGCTACACATGGAGATGGTGGTATGGATATAGTAGCTACCAGTATGTTAGATGATAAGATAGATTCAGTAACATATGGAACCGGAATAGCTATGGAAATTCCATATGGCTATGTCGGATTTGTCTATCCTAGATCATCAATAAGAGGAAAGGAATTAGTACTTGCAAATAGTGTTGCGGTTATTGACCATGGGTATCGTGGTGAATTAATGTTTACCTTTAAAAAGACTAATGGATATGAATCTAAGAAGTATGAAGTTGGTAACAAAATAGTCCAAATAATTATTCAGCAACGTCCAACTATTGTGTTTAGACAGGTGGACGAATTATCACATTCAGAAAGAGGTACCGGTGGATTTGGTAGTACCGGGAAATAATCATATATTTAGTGTATGAAACAAAAAGAGAAACAAATAATGATAGACGAAGCCGCGAAGCATTATAAAAAATTTATGATTGCTTTAGGCATGGATCCGGATTCAAATCCACATTCAATAGACACCCCAATGCGAGTGGCAAAGAGTTTTGTAAATGATTTGGTTACTGGGTTATATACTAAATCACCTGACATAAAGGCATTTCCTAATGATAATGGATATGATGGAATGGTTTTCCAGGGTGATATTGAATTGAATAGCTTATGCGCGCACCATCATTTATCTTTTATAGGTAAAGCATACGTAGCTTATATACCTAGCCCCGATGGTAAAGTAGTAGGGTTGAGTAAGTTGAATAGAATTGTAGAACATTTTGCTCGCAGACCGCAGGTTCAAGAAAATTTAACTATGGAAATACATAATTTCATTGATGAAGTATGTGAAGGAAATAAGGGTGTTGCAGTAATGATTGAAGCAAATCACCTTTGTGCTTGTGTTCGTGGAGTAAAGCATGACAGTACCATGATGACCAGTAAATTGTCAGGTGGGTTTTTAGAAGAAGATAAAGTAAGAGAAGAGTTTTATAATTTCGTTAATCGATTAAAATAATATGTATATAAATATTCATTACAATAGAGCTTCAAATTCAATTGCTCTTTGGGATGATAGGACAGGTTATTCTGAATTTCCATATAAAAAATATTGCTATATTAAATCAACCAACGGTAAGTTTGTTGCATTAGATGGCAAGCGTGTTAATAAGATTTATTCGTGGGATAAGGAAGATGAAGCACGCGGTGTATTATATGAATCGGATTTAAATCCGGAGCTTCGTACATTAATAGACAGATATTCAGATTCTGATGAACCGTCATATGTTCCTAGAGTTATTTTTTTAGATATAGAAGTAGATGTAACTGATTCATTTCCTGATGTTGACAAAGCCGATAATGCTATTACGGCTATTTCCATTTATACTAAGGACACTAAGGAAGAATTCGTTTTTATTTTAGATACGCACAAAACAATACGAGACAGTTCTAATTCTAAGACGCATTTAATGGCGTTTAAACATGAAGAAGATTTATTAAATTCATTTATAGAATGGTGGCAGCAAAATGAGCCACAAATTGTAACGGGATGGAATATAGATTTCTTCGATATACCATATCTATACAATCGTATATCTAAGGTATTGGGCAAAAAGATAGGTAAGCAGATGAGTCCTATAGGCGTGGTTGAGCAAAGTAAATCTAAGATTTTAACCATTGCCGGGATAACTTGTTTAGATTATTTGGCATTATATAAAAAGTTTTCAATTGGTGAAGAGCCATCCTATACATTAGATGCTATCAGTAAAAAAGAAATAGGGCGCGGTAAGACAGAATATGAAGGGTCTCTACAAGATTTATATAAGAATGATATTAAAAAGTTTATTGAATATAACTTAAATGACGTTTTGTTGGTTAGGGATTTAGATGAAAAGCTGGATTTTATAGAATTAACTAGAAAGATTTGTCATAAGGGCCACGTCCCATATAATGCAATATTTACTTCATCACGGTATTTGGAAGGAGCGATATTGACTTATATGAAACAACTAGAAATTGTAGCGCCTAATAAACCTAAACGAATAGAAACAGATGAAGATTCTGATGAAGGTAAATTTGCCGGGGCATATGTGAAGCCACCAATACCTGGGAGATATGAATGGTTAAATTGTATTGACGCTACTAGTCTGTACCCATCTAATATTATGACGTTAAATATTTCACCTGAAACTAAAATAGGTAAATTACATGGGTGGTCTAGTAACAATATGATGTCTAAGTTTAAGGAAAATAAAACTCCTGAAACCATGATGCTTGAATACAAGAATGGTAAAAAGGAAATTATTAGAACTAAAGAAGACTTAGAAAAGTTTTTACATACACACCAATATACTATTGCCGGTAATGGAGCTATTTATGAATCTAAAAATAAAGGATTGATTCCTGCTATTCTAGAAAAATGGTTTGCCGAAAGAACGGAATATAAATCATTGATGACTAAATATGCGCATCTAGGTGATAAAGAAAAAGAAAATTATTTTGACACATTACAATATGTAACTAAAATTCTTTTGAATTCTATGTATGGAGTATTGGGACTAGAATCATTTAGATTTTTCGATTTAGATAATGCTGAAGCAGTTACTCTAACAGGGCAGGACGTATTGATGTTTGCAGACTTAATGGGCAATAAATGGATAAAAGAAAATTTAACTACAGATCTTAAAAAATACGGTATTAAGAATCCGGACTATTGTATTTATAGTGATACGGATTCTAACTATTTTGTGTTATCCGATTTCATAAAGAAGGATGGTACGGAAGTTGAACAAGTAAAACATATATCTAAACAATTATGTAATTTTATCAATACTAATTTAAGTATATTTGCTGAAAGGCATTTGTATTCTAAGAATAATAGGTTGGTATTTAAGGAAGAAGCCGCAATTAGGTCCGGCTTTTGGTTAGCCAAAAAGAGATATGCATATCATAAAATATATGATTTAGAAAAAGACGTACCCGCAGATAAAATTGTAGTAAAAGGATTGGACGTTGTCAGAAGTAATTTTCCTAAATTATTTAGAGAATTTATGAAAGATGTATTGAGTGATATCCTGAAATTTAAATCTCAGGAGTCAATTGATTTGAAAATAGTATCTCTACAAGAAAATATAAAATCATATTCATTAGCTGAATTAGCTAAGCCTACATCAGCTAAAAATTTAGATGAATGGGTTTGTAAAGGAATTGCATTTAAAAAAGGCACCCCGGCACATATAAAGGCGGCATTGGGGTATAACTTCTTTTTAGAATTATATGGGTTGGCAAATAAAGTTCAAGGCATACGTAGTGGCGAAAAAATAAAATGGGTTTACTTAAAGAATAATACATTTAATTTAGATGCAATTGCGTTTAAAGGATATTCAGACCCACCTGAGATTATGAAGTTTATTGAGCAGAATATTGATTACACTCGCAATTATGAATCTAATTTGCAAAATAAATTACAAGACTTTTATGAAGCGTTGGGTTGGGGGCATTTACCTTCTTTAAATACGAAAGCATCAAATAATTTCTTTCAATTTAGTTAATATGAAAAGAGTTTTAATTATAGGCCAGGGAGGCATTGGTAAAATGTATGCTGAATTATTAGTACGGAATAAGTTTGAAGTATACACTCTCGACCCAAATCCGGAAATACCATCAACATATAAAGAGTTATCGGATATTGTTTTTGTCAAATTTGATTTAGCAATTATATGTTGCCCAAATTATTTACATGAGCAATGGCTTCGCGATCTTTTAGAATTAGGTATCGGAACTAATATTTTAGTAGAGAAACCGGGGTTGGAAAAATCCGAAAGCTGGCAACATTATGTTACTAAATATCCGGAAAGACGAATTATGATGGTAAAAAATAATTACTATCGGGAAATGAACAAACAAATTCGTGATTTAGTGCGAGACCAAGCTGAAAATATTGATAAAATAACTTTTAATTGGATAAATGTAAATAGAGTACCGAATCCAGGATCATGGTTTACGACTAAAAAATTATCATGGGGCGGGGTTAGTAGAGATTTAATGCCACATTTATTGAGTATATATGCTAATATATTTGATTTGTTACCTAAAAATATAAAATTAAATAATGAACAACGGTATTCACTGAAAGACGTGCAAACTACTACGTATGGTGTTATTAGTACGGTTAATCCGATATATGATGTAGATGATAGTTCGAAAGCACAATGGACTGCGTATATATTAAATAAACCTATCCAGGTAGAATTTGTTGCTCAATGGAAATCTGAATTACCTGCACCTAAGGTAGGAGCGGAAATAGAATTTACAAATGGTTCGAAAGTATTTTTCGAATATGGTTTTTGTCCGGAAAAATATTATCTTAAGATGATAAATGATATTTTTGATAGTACTAATGATGAATATCAAAAACACGTAGTTATTGATACATGGATTCATAAAATAATTGAATAATGGGAATAGTAAAAACATTACATTGCTTCGGTGCTGGGAACGTGTCCGAAGTAGATTGGGAAATGCCAGCTATTGGATTTGACCAAATTAAAATTAAAACTGCATACTGCGGTGTGTGTAGAAGTGATATAGGAAATTATACGGGTGCAGAAAAAATGCCATACAGTGATGAATTTCATCCTAATGGTAAGATAGGTACATGGGGACATGAAGCTATAGGTACTGTCGTAGAAGTAGGACCGGGGCTACGCGGAAAAGTAAATGTAGGAGATTTCGTTTCCACTTGGAGTGACCCAGGGTATGCTGAATATTATTACGCAAAGGAAAACGAATTCGTAGTAATACCGGAATTACATCATAAATATATTTTACAACCTGTAGCGTGTGCTTTAAATATATTCCAGAATACTGAAGTTACTTCATATGTAATGGGATTTAGTCAGGATGAACCTATATTGTTATTAGGTTCAGGATTTATGAGTTTGGTTATAGGATCATATTGTAAAACATTTACAAAGAAGTTAATAGTAGTAGGAAACAGTAATAAGGACCTATGGGAATGGATGGGATATGAATTACATTCATTAGATGAAATATTAGCATCCGGTAAAAAGTATAATATAGTTATTGATTTAACTAGTAAATCAGAAATGTTTGATATAATATCAAAAAAATTAGCTGATTTGGAAGCACTGGTTTGTTATGCAGCAACTCCATTTACTCCGGTTACTACTAATTTCTTTGATACATGTTGGAATTGCCATACTTTAATATTTCCTTCACCTAGAAATTCTAGTTTTAATGCGGCCATGGTAATGGCTCGCGACTTAATTGAGACTGATAGCTTAGGAATAGTAAATAAAATATGGTCCGCCGGTTATGACAGACATGACATGGCCCAAGTTAAAAAGGCTTTTGATGATGGTAGTTCTCGAATACCGGGGTATTTACGTGGTTATTTAAAGTTTTAATGAAGTATATAATCATTATATTATTTTTATTTTTAGGTAGCCAGGTGAAAGCACAAGGGTGTCTAAATGCTAATATCATTTTATTAGTAGATATGTCAGACAGCGAAGCTGGGAATGAACCTATTTTAGCGTCCGCTGTTTATGATTTTGTGTCTAATATGGTAATAGGAAAGGATAGGGTACGCATAGGTATTACTATGTTTAATTCAATTACCGCTAACTTAGTACCGCTTAGTGAAAATAAAGATTCAATAATAACTGCTATATACAAATTGTCATTAATGGAAGTTTGTTGCGGCACATTTGCTTTAAATGCAACAGAGGATGCGGTATATCAATTAGCAAATGCAGATCCAGCAAAATATAATATAATCATTATGTTATCTGACGGAGACATAACTGATATACAGTATTTATTGGATTATATAGAAACAAATAATATATTATCTCAAATAGATATATTTGCTATACAAATAGGTGGAAGCAATAGAGGCACATTTAATTTATGTTTAGTAACTGGAAATTGTAATAATGTAGTGGTTTCTAAAATAGATGATTTGGTGGCTGCATTTAAGAAATTAGATTTATGTAATTGATATGAAACAACTAGTTATATTACCATTGGAACCTATTGATACTAGGTACACCGGTCAATGGTATTGGCATTTACCTAAATTGATGAGTGATTTCATCATCAATAATGAAATAGTCGATACGGAAGTAGTAGTAGTAGGCGGAGAAAGTATACCGAATCAAACTACCGATGGGGCATTTTTGGATTTTAAAAATACTAACATTTATAAAAATACTCAAATAAATAAATTGATAGAAATGGTTTCCGATGAAACTATTTTACCTGGAGCTACATTAATATTTCCGGATGCATGGCATCCCGGTATAATTCAATGTAAGTATATTAGCGATTTATTATTTTTAGATTTTAAAATTCATGCTATATGGCACGCCGGGTCATATGATGAAAATGATTTTTTAGGTAGACGAATAAAGAATAAAACCTGGAGTTATAATTTTGAACGTTCAATATTTTATGCCTGTGATAAAAACTATTTTGCATCTGAATATCATATTGATATTTTTAAAAATGTGATATTAAAGAATGATGATGCTAAGGAATATTATGATAAAATAGTTAGAACGGGATTGCCTTTTGAATATCTACCTAGTTTATTAAGTCCATATAAAGAAGCTAAAAAACGAGATTTAATTTTGTTTCCGCATAGAGTTGCCCCTGAAAAACAAATAGAAATATTTAAGGATTTAGCTTTATCTTTACCGGAATATGAATGGGTGGTATGTCAAGAACGAAGACTAACTAAAGATCAGTATCATGAGCTCTTAGGTGAAGCTAAGATAGTATTTTCAGCTAATTTACAAGAAACATTAGGTATTAGTATGATGGAAGGATTATTAGCAGGAGCAATACCAATGGTTCCAGATAGATTAAGTTACCATGAAATGTTTAGTGGTATGTGCTATAATAGTGATTGGACAATAAATTATCAAAAATATTTGGAAAATAAGGAAGAAATTATTAAATTGATACAGTCTTATATTAATAATTACGACCATATTATTAATAGTATAGAATGGAAAGATACTGAAAAATTTCTAGAAAAGAATTATTTTTCAGCCAATAAATTTTTAGAAAATATATTTGAATTAAAACATGAATACGACAAACATAGTAATTAAATTACAAATAGAGGGCATACATAGTTGGCCCGGAGTATTAGATCATCCTGGATTAGAAAAGGTACATTTTCTATCAGCACCGCATCGACATACATTTCACATTACCGCTAAAAAGAAAGTAGCGCATACTGATAGGGATGTTGAAATAATTATGTTTAAACGTGCTATACATAGCTATCTAACCAGAAGATATTATGCGGAGAATGCCGAGTGCTTTTATTTCAATACTATGAGTTGTGAAATGATAGCTGAAGAATTGACTAAATACTTTGGGTTAAATTACTGCGAAGTATTGGAAGATGGAGAAAATGGGGCTGAATATATTTGTCCTGAGCCTACGATGAGTGAATTGTTTGCTGAAAAAGATATTAGTAAATTGACAATTTCGGAAGTCCCGAAAGAAGATAAGGAACAAATGCCACGCACCTCTAGTACATCCGGCCCGGTGGAAAAAATTAATTATGTTTATAAATCAGAAAAATAATGGCTCAATCAACAACATACGATAAGTTTATATATTTCCCGAGTTTATCGTCCGGGGCAAGTAAAAGTTGGCTACAGAAAGATGTGGAGATAGCCCCGGGTATATCTAGTAGATTTTATTCCGATACATATCCTGAGGAATGGAGGCATAAATATTTTCTAATTACTGCCGGACATCATTATAAAAAGATGGATTTTAGGCAACGTATGGGTTTAGATCCATCTGTTCAAGTAATGGGTGATAGCGGTGGATTCCAATTAGCTACAGGTGCTATTCAATGGGATCCTTCTTTTAAAGAGACTATTTTTAATTGGTTAGAAGAAAATTCTGATATAGCTATGAACTTAGATTTACCACCTAGGGTAACATTACAAGGTAAATTTAATGAATGTTTAGATATTAGCTTAGAAAATTTTAAATACTTTGAAACACACCAATCAGGTAAAACTGCTTATCTAACTGTATTGCAAGGTGATAACGAACAGGAATATAATTACTGGTATAACAAGGTAAAGGATTTTAATTTTAGAGGTTGGGCCTTCGGTAATTGTAGGAATGTAACTAACTTAATGTATTCATTAGCTTTAATGATTAAAAATAAAGAGTTCTTAAAGCCTAATAATAATTATCTACATATATTAGGTGCGTCTAAATTATATGATTTTTTCTTATATGAATATTTGCAGATGTGCTTAAATGACTATACCGGCGGTAAAGTACAAGTGTCAACCGACTCATCAAGTCCGGCGCTAATGACTGTGTACGGTGGGTATTATTTCGATGCTGATTATAAGTATGGCGGATTCGTTACTGCTTATATGGAACGTAATATGAACTTTAATGAGAATGGTGAATTACCTTGTAAGTTAGTTAATTGCCCAGCATGTGCTGGTAGAACATATAAGGATATTATAGAATGGAAAACTTCTAGTTATATGTATATGACTAATCATAATATGCATATCTTTTTAGATACTATTCGAACTATAAAGAGATTGCAACAATCTCATTTTGATTTAATGGAAAGTTTAGTAGATCCAGTTGCCGTAAATATTTGTAAGGCTATGAAAGAAATGTTTGAAAGCAATGATCCAATTCAGGTTTATGAGAAGTATAAACCAGTATATTCTAAATTTAATAATATGTTTGGTATGCGTGAATTTGGTTATAAAAAGACAACTGGTAATCCGGATGGCAAGCCGGAAGCAATAAATTCGCATTTTGATTTTAATTAATATTTATATAAAAAAAGAAACATGGCATTAAATATTACGGGTACATTTACAACGGGTGATGATAATATTATCATTGGTGAAGGATCACTTTACGCTAGGTTGGATATAGTAAAACGACAAGACGCAAATTCAATATCAGTCGTATTACATTTATGGAAATCTAAAAACGCGTATGACAATGGAAAACGACCAATTACTGATTCAATACCTTCATTGAATGAATTGGAAAGACGATACGAACTGGGTGCTGATATTTTAGCTACCGCTCCTTCGTCAAATTATGGAGCACAGCCCGGCGGTGATTTATTAATAAAGCATGATTATTGGGTACATGATAGAATTAAAGATATAATAATAGCATCAAATCCAACATTTACCGTTAATATTGTAAATTAATTTGTAGTAGAAATAAGTTTTAGTTATATTTAAAAAAAAGTTTTATGAATAAAAATAAGTTAATAGATTTGATACAGCGTTACCATTTAGGTGGTAATATAGATTCTGTAAAGTGGGTAGTATCTAATAAAGAAGCCACAGTAGATTTTGTTACTTCTGATAAAACCTTAATTGGTGCTTTGAAGGTAACGGGTATAGATATTCCTGATTCAGAATTAGGTATATACACCACGTCTCAATTGTTAAAATTAATTTCCATCTTTGATAAGGATGTAACGGTTAATACCAATAAAATAGGTGATAAACCTATATCCTTGGAATTAAAAGATAAAGACACTGCAGTATCATATGTGTTAGCTGATTTATCCGTAATTCCAGCTTCAGCAAAATTAAAACAGATTCCGGCTTTTGATTTTAGCCTGGATGTAACTCAGGATTTCTTAACTAAATTTTTCAAAGCTAAATCTGCTTTACCTGAATTGTGCCACGTAACATTAAATTGTACTAGCGCGAAGAGTGAATTAATTTTCGGTTATTCAAATAATAATAATACTACTAAAATTACATTGCCGGTGTCAGGCAAATTTGATAATGAAATCAAATATAAATCATTTAATTCAAACTATTTAAAGGAAATTCTATCAGCAAATTCTGATGCTAAGTCTATCTCCGTAAATGTTAGTAATAATGGTTTAATGGAAGTAAAATGTGCAGGAACTGATTTTGAAGTTGCATATTATTTAGTTGAAGTATCACACGTATAAATTAAAAAAAAATGTTTAAAGGAATACCATACGGAGAACGCGTAATTATTAAGGCTATTGAGCCAAATGAAATATCCTCAGGGGGGATCATTGTTCCTGATGCAGGAAAAGAAAAAGCAATGCCAGGAAAAGTAATAGCTGTAGGGCCAGGTGTAGTGTCGTTAGTTGACAATAAACTAATGCCTACTGTTACGAAAGTAGGTGATACGGTTATATATCCTAAATACGGATGCCATACTTTTGAAATTGATGGTGAAGAATTTTTGGTTTGTAAAGAAAGTGAATTATTTTTAAATTTGGGACAATAATATGAAGAAAGAAATTTTAAGTAAAAAAGAAGCGAGATCTAAAATTCAAGTAGGTGTTAATAAATTAGCCGATACGGTAGGTGCTACATTAGGACCTGCAGGTAGAAATGTTATTTTAGAAAAGTCCTTTGGAGCACCAGTATCAACAAAAGACGGTGTTTCAGTAGCAAAAGAAATTAATTTAAGTGATCCATTTGAAAATATAGGAGCGCAGTTGGTTAAGGAAGCGGCAGCGAAAACGGCAACGGACGCGGGCGATGGTACAACTACTGCTACCGTTCTTGCTCAGGCTTTATACAATAAAGGTTTGGAAGCATTAAACCAAGGTGCGAACCCAGTTGAACTTAAAGAAGGTATGGAATATGCTACTAAACAAATTGTTTCTAAATTAAAAGAAATCAAAACTAATGTAACTACCAATACAGATATAAAGAATGTAGCTACTATTTCTGCTAATAATGATAATAGTATAGGCGTGCTTATATCTACTGCTATGGAAAAGGTTGGTAAAGATGGTGTAATTACAGTAGAGGAAAGTAAGACATCCGAAACATATTTAGACATTGTAGAAGGTATGCAATTTGAAAGAGGGTTTGTATCGCCTTATTTTGTTACTGATCAAACGACTATGCAAGCTACTTTGGATGATCCGTATATTTTATTGTATGGCGGCAAATTAAATAATGTAAAAGAGCTACTACCTATATTAGAAAAGGTTAGTGCATCGGGTGGATCATTACTTATTGTATGTGATGATATAGCTGATGAAGCATTAGCTATGTTGATAGTTAATAAAGCAAGAGGAACTATACGGACAGTAGCAGTAAAAGCTCCGGAATTTGGTGATAGAAGAATTCACGTTATGGAAGACTTAGCTACCATTACCGGCGGTACATATTTATCTGAACAAAAGATGATTAAGCTGTCTACCGTTGGATTAGACAAATTGGGAAGAGCTAAAACAGTTACTGTAACTAAAGATAAGACAACAATCGTTGATGGTAGAGGTGATGATACCGCGATTCAAAATAGGATTGCGGAAATCAAAAAACAAATTGATACTGCTTCATCTGATTTTGATATCGAAAAGTTACAATCTAGATTAGGTAAATTGTCAGGTGGGGTTGCAGTTTTATATATTGGAGCTCATACCGAAGTAGAAATGAAAGAAAAGAAAGACCGTGTGGATGATGCGTTACATGCAACCCGTGCTGCTGTTGAAGAAGGCATTATACCAGGTGGTGGTGTTACTCTATATAACATAGCGCGAGGATTGGAATTTGATAATATCAATATGCCTAAATCAAAAAAGATAGGCGCTAGTATTGTATATGAAGCCTGTAAAGAGCCTTTTAATTTGATATGCACTAATGCGGGCATGGTTCCATATATAGTTATGCATAAAATTGATAATGCTATGAGTGATGAAAGTAAAGACACATTCTTAGGTGATATCGGATATGATTTTAGGAGCAACGCCGTAGTTGATTTTATGACTGCAGGGATTGTAGACCCAGTTAAAGTTACTAGATCAGCATTGGAAAATGCAGTATCAATTTCTAGTATTATGTTAACTACTGATGCAGTTGTAAGTATAATTCCGGAAACAAATAAAAATAACGATGCATCGCAAATGATGTATTAATTCAATAACCAATAAATAAAACAACAATGGAACAACAACAATTGTTTGAGTATTCGATATTTCGAATCCCGACAGAAAAAGAAGCTGAAAAAGGTAAGAAAGCTGAAATTTTAGTAGCACCTAAAACTATTATTGCTAATAATGATAAGTCAGCATTTATGATTGCAGTACGAGATATTCCTGAGAAGTATGCTAAGGATGACATGGATCAAATCAAAATTGCAGTACGCCCTTTTTAAGACCCAACAGCCGAGTTAAACTAGAAGATATCGTGAAACCTAGCACTACTAATATACGAACCCCGTTTAATAAGGATTCGATATTTACGACTGGTAATTCAGGATATTATACTGTTGGTGATGGATCTAGTATCGGAATAAGTAATATGAATTTTGGAGCGACATCTACTAATACTGCTACATATATGTCAGCAGCTGATTTAGCATCTAATTAGTATATTAGAATAATTTATTCTATATTTAAGGGTGGGCAATATTGTTCACCCTTTTTAATTGGAAAAAAAAATATGTTTAGAAAAGACAATACCCTTTGGGTTGAAAAATTTAGGCCTGATAATTTGGATTCATATATCGGTAATGAAGAGGTAGTTTCCAAAATGCGATCTTTCATTGATAATAATGATATACCGCATTTACTATTATGCGGTAAAGCCGGGTCCGGTAAAACTACGTTAGCTAAGATCTTAGTTAAATCAATGAATTGTGATTACATTTATATAAATGCCAGTGATAAAGGCGGTGTAGATTTCATCAGAACTGATATTATACCCTTTGCTTCTAGTGTTGGATTTAATGATATTAAAATTGTAATATTGGATGAGATGGATTATGCTTCACCCAATTTCCAGGCAGCACTACGTAACACTATGGAAACATTTAGTAAGCACACTAGGTTTATTATTACTTGTAATTATGTAGAAAAGATTATCGATCCTATACAAAGCCGATGTCAAGTATTTAAAATAGCCCCACCAAGTAAAAAAGATGTAGCTATTCGGGTTGTAAATATATTAGATGAGCAAGGTATAGAATATAGTAAAGAAGATGTAGCATTGGTAATTAATAGTACATATCCGGATATCCGAAGAACCATTAATAGTTTGCAAAAACAATCTACATCTGGAACTTTAACTATTGATAAAGAAGCAACTATCGAATCAAATTATCAATTAAAGTTGGTAGAGTTATTGAAATTATCGGATAAGAAGAAAGCATTTACTGAAATACGGAAGATTCTTTCTGAAGTATCCCAAAATGATTTTACTTCATTATACCAATTTTTATATGATGAAATAGATACATATGGACAAGGACATATTGCTCCTTTAATTTTGATTATAGCTGAATCACAATGGCAAGAATCATTTGTGGTGGATAAGGAAATACATATTAGCGCCATGTTCGTTAAAATTTTAAGTGAATTAGGAAATGGAAATTGATATAATCGGATGGGTAGCCACCGTGTTAGTATTGTTTGGTTATTGGTTTAATTCAAACAAAATGTATATGGCAGCTATGGGCACTTGGATTTTAGGTGATTTGTTATGGATAGCATATGATATTATCCGAGAGATATACCCGCATTTGGGACTTAGCACTATTATTATTATCTTAAATGTATATGGTATTTATAAAATAATGAATAAAAAGTAAATGAAAGTGTACACCAAATTACCAATACCTGATGATTCAGCATTTGAAAGATTTAGGATACGAGACTATATTCCGAGTCGTATCCTTAATGTATATGATGGCATCTGCAATATCATTCGTTGGGCGCCTACTGTATATAAAGACAGGGATTGGGATGAATATTATATTTTGCAGATTCTAAAGAAAAAAATTGAATTCCAAAGAGAATATTTAGTTGATGGTAATAGACATACTAATATTGAAATTGATAACTATTGGATGACAGTCGTTCTGAATTTATTGGAACGGGAAACCTGCGATTATTATTTTGATGAATTATGTGGATATTATGAAGTTGATGATAATAGTATGCGATTTATTAAGAGAGAATGGTTCGATTTATACTTTAAAAAATATAAAAGTTCGTTTAGGAAATTCATGAATTCTAAAGAAGGAAAGGAATATTTGAACTACCCACACATGACAATGGATGAGAAACATTCTTTAGCCGTGCGTTTCAATTATTATTTACAATTGAAAAATAGACGGTTATTATTTGAGATATTGAACCGATTCGGTAATCATTGGTGGGACTAAAAAAAAAAAAATAAAAATATGGCAAAGAAAAAAACAAAGGATAGTACTACATATACGTTAACTGTTAAAGGATTAATTTATTCAATATTATTAGATGATCAGTTAACAAATGAATTAATGGATAAACTTGAATTATATTTAAGAAGACATTATTCCGAAGACGGTCACCCGGCAATAATATTTGATGGGTCTGGATTTATTTTTGCAACCTTATGCGAGCAGCCTATTAAAAATAAAAAATAAATGAATAATCTAGATAAACAATATACTGATTTGCTTCAAGATATTTTATCTAACGGAATAACCAAAACCGATAGAACGGGTGTAGGCACCAAATCATTATTCGGTAAACAGATACTACATAAAATGTCTGAGGGATTCCCTTTAATTACAACTAAAAAAATGTATTGGAAAGGAATCGTAGCTGAATTGTTGTGGTTCTTAAAAGGCGATACCAATATCAAATATTTAATTGATAATGATTGTCATATATGGGATGGCGATGCTTATAAGAATTATATAACTTGGTGGCATAAAACATATCCTAATACCGCAGGAATGACTCAAAAAATGTTTGTTGAAAATATTAAAACAGATGATGAGTTCGCTAAGAAGTGGGGTGAATTAGGTCCAATTTATGGTAAGCAATGGAGAAGTTGGGCTAAATTTAGCGAGAAGGTTTATACTAGACAAGTCAGAGAAGTCCCTAAAGGAGGTAGATTTGCTCAAACAAGAAATGTTAATTGGGTTGGAGGAAGTGAAGTTATCTACATAGACCAAATCGCAAACCTAATCAACGACCTTAAAACAAACCCAGACTCAAGACGACTAATGGTTAATGCTTGGAATGTTGGAGAACTAGACCAAATGGTTCTTCCACCTTGTCATTATGGATTTCAAGTTTATACAAGAGAGTTGAGTAATAGTGAAAGAAGAATATTATATTTAGAAGAATGGAAACGAGCATGGGGTAATGCGACAGTTCAATTTGATAAGAATTGTATGGATAATACGAACATACCAACTAGAGCAATCTCTTTAATGTGGAATCAGCGTTCAGTAGATACATTCTTAGGATTACCATTTAACATTGCTTCCTATGGTTTATTGCTTGAAATATTAGCTAAAGAAGTTAATATGGTACCTGATGAATTGATAGGCAATTTAGGAGATACTCATTTATATTTGAATCATTTAGATCAAGTAAAAGAACAAATAACGAGAGAACCATTTGAGTTACCAAAATTAATTATAAGTGAAACATTATATGAACATGGTAACCCATATCCAGAAAGATTAAAGTTGGATTCATATTCAATATATAATTTTGAATTAGAAAATTATGTATCACACCCAGCTATTAAAGCACCATTAAATAATTAACAAATAAATTAAAATAAATTATGAATCAAAATCAAAACGTAACGGTAGATCTAAGTAAGGATGCTATCGATTTAACTTGCCATGAATGCCAAAATAAAACATTTAAGGCGGTTTATGTAATTAAAAAAATATCAGCATTATTGTCACCAACAGGCAAAGTGATGCACCATCCTATCGCAGTGTTTGCTTGCTCTAAATGCAATACTGTACATGATGATTTTCTAAGTGCGTTTAATACTTCTATATGAGTAAGCAATTAACCTTATTTGATCATTTAGACGGTATTACAAATAAGAAAACTAAATGGGAAGATTTAGATGAAGCTGATAGAAAAACTTTCGGTGCTTATATGATAAATAGGTTTTTATCCATGAATATGGATTTAACTGAATTTATAGCTGAATACCAAAAATATACTATTAGTGTTTTAAAGCCTAGGGAAGTATATAAACTATACTCTGATATTTTACCAAAAAAGAAAATTTTCTTTAAATATATTAAAGGTAAAAGTGAGGATAAATACAACCCTAAACTAATAGAATATACAGCTAAATACTACGTCTGCTCATTTAAAGAAGCCGAAGAGTATTTAGATATACTATTTTTATCGAAGGAAGCACAAGCTCATATAACAAGTATTTTGCAGGCATTCGGGGTGGATCCAAAGGAAATTAAAAAGATATTAAAATGAGTACTATTTTCGGATTAGCACGAACCATACCTGAGGGAAGTAAAACTATATCATATTCACAATTTTCATTATTTAATGAGTGCCCATTAAAATGGAAATTGTCTTATATTGATAAATTAAAACCTAATGATCCCAGTATACATTTAATATATGGTACTAGTATGCACGAAACGCTTCAGCATTATTTAGATGTAGCATTTAATGATTCTGTAGTAAAGGCCGATTCCATCGATTTAAATAATTATTTATATACTAGGATATTTGAAAATTATAAATTGGAATTGGAGAAGAATAACAATGTGCATTTTTCGAATAGATTAGAATTAGATTCTTTTTATAGAGATGGTATAGCTACTTTAGACTTCATTAAAAAACATCGTGGTGAATACTTCCCAACTAAAAATCATAAATTATTAGGTATTGAAATACCATTATTAGAAAAAATAGATGGCACTGCAGTTTATCTTAAAGGATTTATTGATATAGTTATTTCTGATGAAATTGAAAATAGAATTATAGTATATGATTTTAAGACTTCGACCCGCGGATGGTCCGAAGATGATAAAAAGAATGAAAATAAGAAGGCGCAAATAATTATTTATAAAGAGTATTTCGCTAAGCAATTCGGTTTACCTGTGGATACCGTTGATGTAGTATTTTTCATTTTAAAAAGAAAAATATTTGAAGGAGGAGATTTTCCGCAAAAACGCGTTCAATTATTTAAGCCACCAAGTGGTAAATTAATACGGAAAAGAGTAAATGAGAAGCTATTGGGATTTGTTAATTACGCGTTTGACGCAGATGGGAAGTACCGAACTGATGTTAAGTATGATGCTATCACAGGCAATAACGAATCTCATTGTAAATATTGTGTATTTAAAGATAGGCATGACTTATGTCCCGTAGAAAATAGAATACGATGAATACGGATATAAATTCCCAAATTAAATTTTTGGAAGATTGTAAAAAATATATGAATGTTCCAATAATTAATGCTATAATTAATTCTTTAAAGGAATTAAAAGCATTAAAAACATCTAATTTAAGTAAAAATTAATATGGGAGAAAAAGCTGAAATGTGCCAAGTGACACAAAAGGAATGCGGTCACAATGGTATTTATTGTGCCGCGTGTCCATCTAATCCTAAATTATTATATACCTTTCAGCAACAGGACGCGCACCCAGGATGGCAAGTGTGCCCTAAATGTAATGGTAGAGGTGAAGTAGAAGATTATTTATTGGGCCCTATGAGATTTCATAAGTGTGAAGTATGTGAGGGGAAAATGATTATTAATTTAAAAACCGGTAAACCACCAGGAAAATGAAAGTCGGAATAATAAATGAATTAAAATATACTAATAAACAAAAAATTAAAGATATCATATTCGAATTAAAACGTAAATATGGTTCTTTAGTTGAAATAGTTAGTAGGGGCGGTAATACACCTACCGATAAATATATTAAGAAGTGCGCGTTGGAATTTGGGTTGCAATACAAAGAATTCAATCCGGCTCACTCTACACATAATCTATATTCAGCGATGAATGAATCATTTTATAATAAACCATACAGAGCATTTAATTTTATTTTACGTGATAAGATTTTTTCTAAATACGTAGATGTTTGTTTTTGTATGACTGAAAATGTAGATGACCCATCAGTACGAACTTGTATTAAACAGTTAGAAAAAAACGATAAAAAATTTGTGGTTTTATCGTAGAATAATATTTATTAGAAATAAGGTTTTATATGATTGAACAAAGAGAAGGTTATTTACCTAAAGAACAAAGAAAAACGATTTTACTGCTAAGTGATGATTTACGTCTTCCTAGTGGTATAGGAACACAATCTAGGGAATTTGTTTTAAGCACTTGTCATAGATATAATTATTTACAAGTCGGGGCTGCCATTAAGCATCCGGATACTGGTAAGATATTAGATATTAGTAAGGATGTAGAACAAATAACAGGAGTGGTAGATGCATATGTTAGAGTATTTCCATTTGAGGGATATGGTAATGTTATGTTAATTCGCGATATTATGCGATTAGAAAAAATAGATGGATTGATGATATTTACTGATCCTAGATTTTTCACTTGGTTATTTGATATTGAGGATGAAATCCGTGAACAAATGCCAATTATATACTGGAATATATGGGATGATTTACCATACCCAATGTGGAATCGACCTTATTATGCATCATGCGATTTATTAATGGGAATTAGTAAACAAACTACTAACATTAATAGAGAAGTATTAGGCCCAGGTAATTATATTGAGTTAGATTTTATGAACAATTATGAATTGAAAAAATAATGAAAGTTTTAAAACACAAACCGATCGTGGCATATGTACCACATGGGATAAACCCTGATATGTTTTTTCCAATTGATCGAAATCATCAAGAGTACGCTAATATGGAACAAATACGGGCCGAACTCTATGGTGATAAAAATAATGAAATAGAATTCATTTTATTTTTTAATAGTAGGAATATCCGCCGCAAAATGATACCGGATATTATTTTAGCATTTAATACTTTTTGTAATGAATTACCAGAAGAATATGCTAAGAAGTGTTCGTTGTTATTGCACACACAACCTGTAGATGAAAATGGTACTAATTTACTTGAAGTCATTAAACATTTATGTCCTATATATGATGTTAGATTCACAAAAGGAATCACGGATACTAAAATTTTAAATTACCTATATAACATAGCTGATGTTACGGTATGTATAGGTAGTAATGAAGGATGGGGCTTATCATGTACTGAATCTCTTATGGCAGGGACTCCTGTGATAGCAAACGTTACCGGTGGATTACAAGATCAAATGAGATTTGAAGATGATGACGGCAATTGGATAGACTTTGATGCTATTATATCAAGTAATCATACCGGTCTATATCAAAAACATGGTCGCTGGGCCGCACCGGTATTTCCTAGCAATCGAAGTATACAAGGATCGGTTCCTACTCCATATATTTTTGATGATAGAGTAGCATTTGAGGATTTAGCTAAAGCTATGCAATCCTGGTATTCAGTGAGTCCGGATATGAGAGAAGCTCTAGGACAATTGGGAAGAGAGTGGGTAGAATCGTCTGAAAGTAGGATGTCTATAAAATATTTAGGAGCCGGCGCAACTAAATGTTTAGATTACTTATTTGATAATTGGAAACCGATAAAGTCTTTAGAGTTAATTAACACTAAGGATTATGAATTTAGACCTAAATATAATGGAGTTTTAGTAAAATAATATGGAACAAAAAATATTAGTTAGTATGATAGCGCCGATATCTACTAGATCAGGATATGGTGCTAGAGCAAGGGATATTGCAAGAGCTATTTTAAGTTCAGATAAATTTGAATTAAAGATATGGCCTATAAATTGGGGCAATACTCCATTTTATGGATTAGACCCTAATGATCCGATGGATAACAAAATCAAGGAATGTATTATGCAAAATCCGGATTTACCTAAACAACCTGATATTCATATACATATTTCAGTACCTAGTGAATTTCAGCCCGTAGGTAAATACAATATAGGTATGACAGCAGGTATTGAAACGGATCACGTCGATCCTAGTTGGTTAGAAGGAGCAAATAGAATGCACTTATTAGTAGTATCATCGGAGCATGCGAAAACGGGGTTTACCAATACAATGTATCACCAACGTAGAGATAACAATCCGAATAGCCCTATCATCAACGAATTGAAATTAAATATACCAGTAGAAGTATTATTTGAAGGAGCTGACTTAACTAAATTTTTCAAAAGAGATGATTATGCCACGGATTCTATTTTAAACACTATTCCCGAAAAATTTAATTTTTTATTCGTGGGCCATTGGTTACAAGGTGATTTAGGACAAGATAGGAAGGATGTGGGAATGCTGATTAAGACTTTCTTTGAAACTTTTAAAAATAAAAAGGAAGCTCCGGGACTAATATTAAAGACAAGTCAAGTCACTAATTCTTATACTGATAGAAAAACTGTCTTGGAAAAGATAGACGCAATTAGAAAGACGTGCAATCCCAAAGATGAATTACCAAATGTGTATTTATTACATGGCAATTTATCTGATTCTCAAATGAATGATTTGTATAATCATCCTAAAGTGAAAGCACATATTTCCTTTACTAAGGGAGAAGGATTTGGAAGACCAATATTGGAAGCTTCTATATCAGCTAAACCTGTTATAATACCTAAGTATTCTGGTTATGTTGATTTTATGGAGCACGCCGTGTTCTTACCGTTCCAATTAACTCCTATTCATCCGTCGGCACAGTGGCAAGGCGTTTTAAATGCAGGTACTAGTTGGGCAACGGTTGATTATAGAAGTGCATCCGGTATAATGAGGGATGTATATGAACATTATGATAAATACAAGGAGGTAGGTAAGCGACAGGCATATCGTTCTAGGACGATGTTTAATTTAGATGAAATGACTAAAAAGTTGTTATCTATTTTAGATGCTGGATATGATAATATACCTAAGCCAGTACCTTTAAAATTACCTAAATTGAAAAAAATAGAATTGCCAAAATTAGATGTGCCCGTTAAACCGGATCCCGTATCTGTAAATGAGGGTGCAAACGATGGCGTAAATACTAAATAACATGGAACAAGATAATGGTAAAATAGAATGTCCGGTATGCAAGCAAATTGAATGCTATGTAGAAGCTGAATCGGGAATTGACTCCTACCTTTGTGTAGGATGCGGATATACTACTACTAGTAAGCACGTGCATAATTCAATTGATTTAAGACAATGGGAACAAGTCACTGCCGAAATTATAAAAGCATCTAAGTTCGTAGACACGAACACTAACTTAGTATGGTATCCATCAGTACTTAATTTCCCTAGTAAAGGATTAATATTTCCTGATGGTACTAACGAATCTAACTGGAAATGGAGAATGGCTCCGGTAGTACAAATACCTGAAGAAGAAAGAACCAAGTACCCGGTACCGGGTAAAAAGGATGAATATTATTCTTCTAGAATTAATATGGGAGGAAGTAAATTATTTGAAAGGAATGAATTTAAAACTGCCTGCGAAGAGCTTGGTATTTTACAAAAAGCAATATGATTAATACAGTATCATTTGGTATATGCACGCACAATGAGGGCAAGTATATAGAAAACTTAGTTGAACAACTTCTAGGTATTATGCGTCCGGATGATGAGATCGTTATAGTGGATGATTTCTCGGAAGATGCTACAACTAAAAAATTATTAATTAAGTATGATGAATATAAAAATATTACGATACATAAAAGGTCATTAAATTATAATTTTGGCGCACAGAAGAATTTTTTAAATATGAAGTGCAATAAAAAGTGGATAGTTAATTTAGATGCCGATGAATTATTATCGGAATCATTAGCCTTAAATATTCATGATTTTATTGATTTAAATGAAACCATCGATGCGATTTGGGTTCCTAGAATCAATATCGTTAATGGCTTGACGCAAGAACATTTAGCTAAGTGGGGATGGAAAATTGATAAAGAAGGTCATATTAATTTTCCTGATTGGCAAATGCGAATATATAAAAATGTACCATCTATATATTGGTTAGGCATGGTACATGAAGTATTAAATGGTTATAAGAATTATTCATTTTTACCAATAGACAGTAAAGAACACTGCATTATACATATTAAAGATATAGATAGGCAGGAAAATCAAAATGATAAATATAATAAAATGTAATGACCAGAGATGATGTTTTTAATAAGGGTTCAGATTTTATTAACGGGCTCGTTGAAGGATTCGGTACTCCTAGGTCCAAATCAATTGAATATTTACGACACCTAGGTTTTAATCCGATTAAAATAACTATTGCTTTATGCGAGGAAACATTTGTATTTAAAACAGAAGAAGAATGCAAAAAAGCTATGAAAGCATTTAATGGAGAAACTGGTAATTGGGGTTGGTGGTATAGTTTAGATGGTGAATATCCATGGGAAGAAACTGTATTAGAATATAAAGATTTAATAGGTAAAATATACGATATAAGATGAAATTAGAATTATTTGAAAAATTAAAACAAAAGTTTGAAGTAAACGCGTTTGAGCATAACTTTCTAACTTTAGATAAAGTGCTATATTACTTTTCATTTTTAGGTAATATATTCTCAGTTATTTTTTCATACTTTTTTGTTAAAGACGCTACGGATTCTATTCCGGAATTTTTTAACAATCAGGTATTCCTAATATCCGGATTCATAATAGTCTTTATGAGTGGATATGAATTATTAAAGAGATTTGCTTTTGAACAATTGGTAATGTATATGGTAAAACTAAAAAGATTTACTATACAATTATTTATGAGTTCATTATTAGTGATCATGTTAGTAGGTGGGTCTTTTTATTTAAGCCTAAATGGAGCACATCGATTAATCGACCAAACTGAGAAAATAGAAACTAGCAGTGATTCATTATTCAAACAGGAGAGGGATTCTATATTCGGGTATTACCAAAATAAAATAACGGTATATGAAACACAAGCTAAACAGATATACGAAAACTCTTTAAATGGCCGCATTAGGACTCGCGATAAGCAAGATCTAAAAACCTATGAATCTAATATTAAAGCATTGGAACAAGAGAGAACTACCCGTATTTCTACATTAGAAAGCGATTTCAAAAATAAAGATCAATCTAAGAAATCTGAGAATGAGTCTAATACATTGGCGTTAGTATTACTAACTTTATTTATGGAATTTATAATTTTGTTGGGTGTCGGGTTTAATGCTTTTTATATCACAAAAAGTTTTACTGATATGAAGGTATTAATGAATACGCCGCAATATAAACAAATGCAAACCAATTTAAAGTTATTGCATTTATTGTACCAGAACGGATCTAGAAAAGAAGGAGACCCATCGATGTCAGCTTCTAAATTTAAAGCATTAGTCTCTAACCAGAAATTAGATTTGAGACAAAAAGATATAAATGATTTTTTGGCGTATTGTCAAGAATTAGATATCTTAAAGACTAGTAATAATAAGAAAAAATACTATGCAATGTCATTCGACAAAGCTAAGGAATTAATAGAAAAAAGTATATGATATATTGGTTTACGGGGCAACCCTGCGCAGGTAAAACAACCCTTGCAAGATTATTAGTTGATCATTTTAATAAAGGATATGATAAAGATTGGGTGTACCACATAGATGGCGATGATTTGCGTAAGTTGACTTCTAATGTAGATTATTCTAAACAAGGCAGGATAAATAATATAGAAACGGCGCAGAAAATAGCTCATTATTTAAATAATCTAAAATTATATAATAAGATAGTAGTTTCATTAGTGTCACCATATCGTGAGCAACGAGAAAATTTTAAACAGCTGATGGGTGATAATATAAAAGAATTTTATATACATACATCTGAAAGTAGAGAACGCGAATCATATAAAGTAAATGATTATGAACCGCCGGTATCTAATTTTATTGATATTGATACTACTAATATTGATCCTGAGGATTCATTAATTGAAATAATCAAACATTTATGAAAAATAAGAAACAATATGCTATGTTCGTCGGTAGATGGCAACCATTACATGACGGGCATTTATGGTTATTTAACCAAGCACTTAAAGAAAATAAAAATATTTTGATTTGCATTCGCGATGTGGAACCGGATGATAAAAACCCATGGACAGCTCATGAAGTATTGGAAAATATTGAAAACCATTATTCGGATCTAATATTAGATGGAACTGTTAAAGTTATGATTATACCGGACATTGAATCTATAAATTATGGTAGAGGTGTAGGATATAAAATTATTGAACACGTTCCCCCAGCAGATATTCATGATATATCCGCAACAGCTATTCGCGAATCAATGAAGTCACGAGGGTTATTATGATTCATGTTAGGAAGAAACGGCATATAGCAAAAACAATTAGTTACAGAATAATTAGTACGCTCGTAGGATTTATATTATTATGGGCGATGAGCGGGTCAATTAAAATAGGCGCAGCGTTCGGCGTAGTGGAATTAGTATATAAACCATTACAGTATTATATACATGAACGCGTGTGGTATCGATATATTAAATACGGTCTCTACGATGATAAAAAATAAATTTATAATATTATCTACTTGTTATAATGTAGAACAATGGGTTCGTACTAATTTGGAAATATTGCGTGCACAATCATATAAAAATTTTATAGCCGTATACGTTAATGATAAATCATCAGACAGTACACCTAATATTATACAAGAATACGAATCTCTAGATTCTAGATTTCATAAAATTGATAACTATAATAATGGAAGCCAATCAAAAGCATATATGTGTGGTCTTGATTGGATATTACGTGATTTGGATGTGTCGGATAATGATATTATAGTTGAGATAGATGGTGATGATTGGTTGTCATCAGTATTTGTTTTAGATTATCTAAATTTAGTATACCAAAATCCAAATATTTGGATGACTTTCGGTCAATACCAAATATTCCCGACGGGAGCTACTGGCGGGCATTATGATATGCTATTAGCTCCTACTACAGAATGTAGATTGCACCCGTTTGCATATTCTCATTTAAAGACATATAAACTAGGACTATTAAAAAAAGTAAATAGAAATGATTTAATTAACCCGGCCACTAATGAATATTATTCAGCTGCATGGGATCACGTCCTGTGTATTCCTATGGTTGAAATGGCCGGTAATAATAAAATTCATAGATGTGAAGATGTTTTATATATTTTAAATAGGCATCCTGAATTACAAAATGAGGGTTCTATAAATACTAGCACACAGAAACTAATAGAACAACAAATAAGAAATAAAAATAGTTATGAACTCATATATAACTTGTGATTTATTAGGCCCAGGTGATGGAAAATTTAATTTTGGATTAGGCAACCAAATGTTTCAAATAGCTACTTTATACAGTTATGCTAAGGATAACAACTGCACAGTTTCGGTACCACAAATAAAATTAGCTGAATATGGTTCATATCATAATAATATTTTTTCTAAAGTAAATACTGAACGTATATATGATGATATGTTTACCTATTATTATGAACCTAAATTTTCTTATACTCCATTGCCGATAACCGTTAATTTGAAATTACGTGGTTATTTTCAATCCGAAAAATACTTTAAGCACAATAGAAAATTAATATTAGATTTATTTTCCGAACCACAGTATGTGACTGAATACATTAATACTAAATATGGTTCAATTATAGACAAACACACGATTGCTGTTCATGTTAGGCGCGGTGATTACGTAGAAAAACAAGATTACCACCCATTATGTTCAAATGAATATTATTCAGATGCTTTAAAGTATATAGTAGATAATTCAAAGGAATTTGATATTAAAAATATTGCAGTATTTAGTGATGATATAAATTATTGTACTACAATTTTTGCTCCGGAGCAAAATATATATTTCATCAATAATGAAAAGGATTATATAGATTTATTTTTAATGTCGAGATGCGGTTATCACGTAATTGCTAATTCATCATTTTCATGGTGGGGTGCTTGGTTAAGTAAATGTAATGAAAATCAAATAGTAGTATCACCTAAAAAATGGTTTGGTCCTAGTAAAAATTTAGATACGAGTGATATAATACCTGAAAATTGGATTCAATTATGATAACAATAAATCTTTTTGATTCATCATTTAAACATCTTAGAAATTCTTCTGGGGTGTATTCCATTACTGATAATAGAACCCCCAAATATATTAGGTACGTGCATGATTTACCTGAGTTTGATGGTATAACTATATTCACGGATAAACATATACATGAAGCAAAAAATGTAAAGTCAAAAGTTAAAATAGCATGGTTAGTAGAAAATAGAGAAACCAATCCTAAATTGTACGAAGATATATTACAATATGTTAGTACTAATGATTTTCATTTAATATTGACATATGACGACACGTTACTAAAATTGCATAATAAGTTTGTATATTACCCATTTGGAGGATCATGGATCCTGCCAGGTAATGACGGTATATACGAAAAAACTAAAGATGTATGTATGGTGTTGTCCGATAAACGAAATACTACGGGGCATAAATTGCGACATAAAATAGTAGAAGAAATATCTAATATAGACTACTACGGGAGTGGCGTAAATAAACCTTTCGTATATATGGAAGAGATATTAGCACCGTATAAATTTGCCGTTGTAGTTGAAAACACTAAGTCACCATATTATTTTTCGGAAAAATTATTAAATTGTATTATGGTAGGAACTATTCCTATATACTACGGTGCTTCAGAATTAATGACACTTAATAAATCAGGAATATTATCATTTAATACTATTAATGAATTGAAGGATATATTAAATTCTAAACATGATTATGATTATTATTTACCATATGCAGTTGAAAATTATCATAAAGCCATGGATTTTATTTGCCAAGAAGATTGGATATACAATAATATAATTTGTAGAATAGTTGAAACGGAATCCAATAATTTAAAATTTGATAATATAGATAGCAACGACCCTAGGACCATGGTAGATGGCCATGTTCAACAATATTATTTAGATAACTATTTTAAAGCTGGCGGGGATTCATTATTATCTAGTGATATTTTGGATCTTTCATCCAATTCAATTATATTTGATGTGGGTGGTTATGATGGTGAATATATTAAATTGGTATCAAAGTATGATTCATACATATATAGTTTTGAACCAGTTAAAAAATATTATGAAGAATTAAAAAAATTAGAGAGTAATAAAATAAAAACATTCAATATTGCATTGGTGGGATGGAAATATGATGGTTATCTGTCCATATCAAAAAGTGATAACAGTAGTACATTTTTGATGAATGTAGGCGATTCAGAATCTGAAGAAGTACGTGCTATTGGGATAAATAAATTTATTGAGGATAATAACATTGAAGTTATCGATTTATTAAAACTTAATGTAGAAGGGTCTGAATACGTTCTATTAGAGAGTTTAATAGAATCCGGCAACATTAATAAAATTAATTCGTTATTAATACAATTTCATTATACCTTTGATTGTATCGAAAAAAGGACTTATATTATAGATAAGTTACTAAATTCAGGATTTAAACATACTAACATAAACTACCCATATGTATGGGAATTTTTTAAACGATAAAAATGGCATACTTATTTAAACATGATAATACACAATATGTGTACGTTCATATACCTAAAACGGGAGGTACTACTATTGAACACGTACTTCAACGAAACAATATTCATATTGATTATTTAGAAGGACATATAAACTTAGATGATATTAAACAAGTAGCTCCCAATTTGCAATTGGAAAAATCGATAGTCTTTACCACTATTCGAAATCCATGGGATTGGTATGTTTCTTGGTATCATTTCTTAAAGTTTCACCATAAAAATGATATTGATTTTAGAAAAGAATATGAAATATTAGATAAAGGATTCGAATATTTTATTGAATATATTCAATATAATCGTGATTCGTTGGTATTTGATAATTCAGGATTACATACTAAAAGATATGCACAAATGTGTGAATGGGCTAACATTCCCAAATCTAATTATATTAAAATGGAAGATTTTAGTAAGCCCGGAATTTTACAAAATGTAAAGTTACCGATTGAGATAGGAAATATGCACTCGAATAAATCAAATAGAGATAAGTATACTGAATATTATAATGATAAGACTATACAGATTGTCTATGAT